ATGTCTGACATTAGGTTATCCTTTTTTTAAGTATAATGTACAACACTATTTATCAAAAAAATAGTTTACAAGAAAGATTTGTCAGTGTACTATAGAACAAATACTTTTTATTGAGCTATCATGACTTTTAAAACCGAAGATGAAAATGCACGGTTTCGTTGCCCGAGATGTGATACTCTCATGGAAGATACGATTGGTGACTATGTTATCCAAGGCTGCACTGGGCGGCTTTCTAGATCCACAGAACAATGCTTTAAATGCGATGAGCGTTTCTGTGTAGAATTTAACGGTAATGAATATATTGTGGTAGAACTATAATGACAACACGGATAGTATACATAAATCCTGGCGATATGATAGAACTCAGAATTATCAAAGACCCAGATCTCCCGAGAACTAAAGCGGAGTGGGAACATCAATTTAAACCAGAATCTATCCTTCTTCGGTATATCAAACATAGACATTTGGCCTATGCAGATCCCATGCTACGCGTGGATAAAGATTTCGTATAATGATGTACAAATTTTAAAGATTGTGTTAAAATAGGTACATGATCCAATCACCAATAAAGAACATCATGAACATCGCAGATATTCCTTCACTGACTTATGTAGGCCAAGGCCTTTGTTTAAGCTGGGATGCAATCGATGACACCTTGACTCGGTGGAAAAAGTCTTATGGGATTGATCTTGATCCAGAATTTCAGCGCGGTCATGTTTGGGATATGGATACCAAGATCAAATTCATCGAATTCATGCTTAAAGGTGGCCAGGTCCAGCCTCTTCGGTTCAATTCACCTGTATTCGGTGGTGAAAACCATGCAAAACATTCCGATCTCCCAGAAACAGTAGTCCTAGTAGATGGAAAACAACGCCTTACTACTATTCTAGATTTCATGGCTAATAAAATCCCGGTGTTCGGTGGAACTTATCTTTCAGATTTCGATAAACCAAACCTGTTACTTATGCGGACTGATATCACATATAACGTGAATAAGCTCCAAACTAAAAAAGAATTGTACCAGTGGTATCTGGAAATGAATGAAGGCCAAGTCGCCCATTCAAAAGATGAACTCCAGAAAGTGCGGAAATTGCTTGAATTAAATAGTTGATTTAAATCGGTGTACATTTTTAAAATGCTGATGTAAAATTCTTTCACTTTGTAAACTTTCAAAAATAATGAATACTCAGAAATTTGAAGATTCTGTAGGTGGGTTCCAACGTACTAATAAGAACCCCGGGATGCTAAACATTCCGATGAGCGTTTCAAAGGTCGTAAGTTCAATAAGCCGGTCCGTCGCGAAAAATCTGCAAATTAATCAATTTGCTTTGATCATCAAACAATAATAGGAAAAGCCTATCATGAATTTCAGCGTCTTGAAACAAGCAGTAGCCAAGCAATTCGAACGCATGCAAAAGCATTCGCGGATGTTCCGTGTCAACATTGAAAAAGATGATATCTGGAATAAGTACATCGGAAGCTTTCCAGCCGGAACCAATCCGTTGTATCGTGAGCGGTCGGAACATGCATGTAGCTGTTGTAAACAATTCATCCGAACCATTGGTGATTGTGTTGCTATCATCGACGGCAAAATCGAAACCATCTGGGATATTTCGGTTCCAAGTGAACCGGGTTACCAAGCTGTTGCTGATGCACTTTCAGCGTTGATCAAATCGAAACCAATCGGCGATGTATTCCTGCATTATGAACGTTTGGCCGGAACTGGCATAAACTTCGAGCAACTCGTCGAAGGCGCCAAGATGTGGGAACATTTCTCGGTCAATATCCAGTCAAACCACGTTGCCAAGAATGCTGAAATTGCGACAATCCTCGGTGGTCTACGTTCGACACACGATGTGTTTTTCCGAGCCTTGACTGAAATCACAACCGAATCAATTGATACGGTTCTCGAGCTGATTGCTCAAGGCTCCTTGTATCGTGGTACAGAACATGAAGGTACTGTTAAGGCTTTTGAAAAGCTCAAGAAAGCTTTCATGAAACTGAAAACAAATGAACAAAAAGATATCTTTGTGTGGACTTCGATGGATACGGTGTCTGGCGCCGTCGCCAGCATTCGAAGCTCGGTGATTGGCTCCTTGCTTGTCGATTTGTCTAAAGAAATTGAGCTGGAAGATGCCGTCAAAATGTTTGAATCAAAGGTCGCACCAGCAAACTACAAGCGTCCGACGGCTGTAATCACTAAGGGTATGCGTGATAAAGCTAAAAAGGAACTTGAAACCCTTGGTCTGGTATCGGCACTTGAACGTCGCTATGCAACAATCAACGACATCACGATCAATAATATCCTGTTCGCGAATCGCGAAGCGAAGAAAGTCCTGACCAGTGACATCTTCGACGAATTGCCAGTGGCTGGCACAAACGCCAAAAAATTCGATAAGGTCGAAGAAGTTTCGATCGAAGACTTCATTGCCAAGATTCTGCCTAAAGCAGAATCAATTGAAGTCTTGATTGAAAACAAACATGCCAGTAATTTGGTGAGCCTGATTGCTCCGGCGGATCCAACAGCCGGAGATCTATTCAAATGGCCAAACAAATTCAGCTGGTCATATTCTGGTGAACTTGCTGATTCGGATATGCGCAAAGCAGTTCAAGAGCGTGGTGGCCGCGTCGACGGAGTATTCCGATTCACTCATTCATGGAACTATGATAAACGGAATGCCTCGCTGATGGACTTGCATGTCTTTATGCCAGGTAATCATACTCTACCAGAAAATGGATTCCATGATACCTATGGTAATTCGGACCGAGTAGGCTGGAATCACCGAAGCCATTATAAGTCTGGCGGTGTTCAAGATGTGGATTACACACCAGAAGCACCGGTTGGTTATATCCCAGTCGAGAACATCACATTCCCGACCCTGAGCAAAATGCCAGAAGGCCGGTATATCTGTAAGGTTCATAACTGGAATCTCCGCAGCCCGACTCAAGGTGGATTCAAAGCTGAAATCGAATTCGGTGGTCAAGTATTCCAGTATGAATACGATAAGCCAATGAAGAACAAAGAATGGGTGACGGTTGCCGAAGTTACACTGAAAGCCGGACAGTTCACGATTAAGCATCATCTGCCGGAATCGGCAAGTTCCAAAAAAGTGTGGGGACTTCAAACCAATGAATTCAGTAAGGTCGAAGTGATGATGCTTTCACCGAACTTCTGGGATGAAAAAGCAGTGGGTAACAAACACTACTTCTTCATGCTTGATGGATGTATCAATAATGATACAGCTCGTGGATTCTTTAACGAGTTCCTGAAAGAAGAACTGAATGTCCATCGCAAAGTGTTTGAAATGGTAGGATCCAAGATGAAGGTCGATGATTCATCAAATCAACTCAGTGGCCTTGGGTTCTCATCAACACAAAAGAATACCCTTATCTGCAAAGTCAAGGGAAGCTTCGCACGTACAATCAAGATTGTATTCTAATTTTTTACACAAAAAGGAAATATCACCATGTTTGAAATCGCATCGCGCCTGAAACTCCGTTTTGAATCGCCAAAAGGCCAAATCACAGCAGAAGACCTGTGGGACCTCCCACTGTCCAGCACAGTAGCAGCCAAACCGAATCTCGATGATATTGCAAAAGGCCTACACCGCCAATTGAAAGCAACAAATGAAGAAGTTTCGTTTGTTACTCCGGCCGCCAAACCCAGCGACGACCTTCAAACGAAGTTCGATATCGTGAAGCATATCATCGGTATCAAGATCGCTGAACGTGATGCAAATATCCGAGCCACGGAAATCCGCGCTCAAAAGCAAAAAATCCTGGCAGCCATGGCAGGCCAGAAAGATGCACTCATCACGAATGCAACGATGTCGGAACTCGAAGCCATGCTGGAAAAGTTGGACGCGGCCAAAGTCTAACAAATCTGATCCAATGCGGTAAAAAAGGAGACTCATTGTGAGTCTCCTTTTTTGTTGTACTGTTTTCACTATCTTGCTTAAAAATTGTTTACATTTCAGAAAACTTTATGTATAATGGTTCATCATCAAGAAACAAGTTAACAAACCGGAAGAAAAACATGACAATCATTTCTATGGCAATCGATGAAGATTGTAACCAAGTTCAAGTTGGTGATGAGCCAGAAGCCATTCAGTATTGGTTAACACGGAAATTGACCAATACTGAAGTCATCGAATTGAAAACCAAATTTCCGTATGGCGTCTATTACACCGAGGAAAATGGCCGTCACGTTGTTCCGACAATTGATGCTGATTGCGAGTACTTTGGTGATGTTTACGAATTCTTGGGAAAGTTGAACACAGACGAAGTCTGACCTCTCCCAAAGAAAAAAGGAGACTCATTGCGAGTCTCCTTTTTGTTATGCCTGATACGTTATAGCGGCGCCTATAAGCTTAGAAAATTATAATGATATAACACCGTTCTTTCCTATAGCACGCTCCCTGGCCGCCTCTATCGATGTGTAAAATTACTGGACGCTAGTAACAACCCAATAGTCCATACCAAATTGTGGATTGGTTAAATATTCATATGGCAAATAGAAGTATCCTTGATCACCCCAATCTGGACCCCAGCTATTACGCATCGTGAATAATTGCTTTGCATCGTCATAGCCAACGACTACTACTGCATGTCCACCTAAACAATTATCGGTTGGATGCGGCATCGGAACAATCCCAGATTCTGCGACTTCCTGAGATTCAAATGCATCAAACAATGTAATACCAACTACCACCGGAAAATTACTAGCTAATGCGTGTTTCAATGCAGATAAAGTTTGATCCACTCGTTGATACAATAAAGCGGTATGCAATTTAGCTTGAGAATAAGCCTCATCACTTGGCTTTTGTGTAAACTTGGCAATGTCATAAACCCAAATAGATTCATCACATACCCCATATGTACTAATGACCTTAATACCATCTCGGAGTTGTGCACCATCATCTTTGTTCGTGGTCCCTTCTAAAAGACGTTCATTATAATAAATGAATAAACGAGAAGGAGTCCATGATGTAATACTTTCCTTCAATTGATCATATTGAAATGCTGCAGCTACTGCATTACCAGAACAACTACCTAATTGTCCTTGATCATATACGGCAGGCATCCTTGGACGTAAATCTACCTGAGCAGGTAAGACTTCAATCGGAGCAACACTAAATTTCAAATCGCGAGAATCAAGTGTGTCTCTTACTAAACTATATTTTTGGTTCATTGATGATATTCCCTTCATGAGTTATCAGGAATATTTATCAAGTTAACTGGAAATTTTGCTGTTTCCAAATATTTCCTCAATATCATAGAGTATAATAAATAGCAATTTTTATAAAATAAGAAAAATGAATAAACGATCAACAAAACAATTAAATATTGATAATGATAAAATTTTCAATTATTTGATGTGCGAATCCGCAAGAGATAATGCTATACCGGCATTTACAATACATAAAATATTTGACGCTGAAATGGGCCGAGGCAATGTCAATTCATCTATTAATTCATTAGCGCAAGCTGCAAGAATTAATAAAGTAGGACTCGATGAAGGCGGCAGAGATTACAGAGAAGCATTAAAACAAGGTGCTAGACCAAAACAATTATATGTTGCTAACACTGATGGGAAATTCAAACCAGGCCAAATGATTCTAAATTACAAAAAAAATATGTCATTCATGGCTAAACACAACCTCGGCATGATCATAGTGAACGGAAAACCAAAATTCAAAAAACTTAAATAATTTAAGAAATATCTTGAATTTTATAGTATAATGAATCATCGGTGAATAACTTTAAAAGAGAAATATCATGACCATCAATGCTAAGACACAAAACAAAGTTTTTAACATCATCATGGAAACGGTCACTGATGAACCAACCAGTTGGGGCAAAATAGTAGAAGCCGTGAAAGCTAAAGTGGAAATCAAAAATTGGCTAGACGTTCGCGGTGTACTTCAATTCTGTATCAATGAAAATAAAATTCAGCGCATCAAAAATGCCATGAAAGAAGAATACATTAAAAACTAAACTCGTGATATAATTTGCTTTGTTTATCTCATATACCGAGAGGGATTACCATGGTTAAATCATCTATCAGTATCGAGACTGCTAAAGCAGTTCTTGAAGAGGCTGGGTATACAGTAACAGAACCCGTCAAAAAGAAACTTACCGACAAGTTTAAACTTGTTGTCTGGTCAGAAAAAGGTAAGAGAAACAACAGTTTCCCTTGGTCTTCTATAGACCCAAATCGACTTTATGTAGTCACTTACAAAGAATCCGGTGAAGTTGGTGGTTGGGATTGTACTATTACCAAAGAAGGTATTCTCCATCCCCAAATCGGAAACGTTGATACTGCACTGACAGTAGAAGAATTGATCACTAAGGGTGCAATTGTTCCAGAAGGCGATAATTTCGGCAGTTTTGATTTCTTCAAGATTGATTCATTTTACCGAATCATCACCCCAGAAGAATTGCATGAACTTATTGCCAAAGCTCCATCAATGTATGATAATAAATTTCTGGCACATATAATAGAAAAGCCTAAGAAATAAAGATTTATCCTAGAATACAAAAAAGGAGACTTCGGTCTCCTTTTTCTATTTGTTATATTTACGCAGTCTTATGAAGATCTTCATCAGTAAGATCTTTCACTAATTTAATTTTAGGTCTCTCGGTAGGAGATATTTTCATTCTATAATGATAGTCAATATGATCAAATTCAATCTTATTGCGGAAATACATTACGTTCCAATCAACTATCAAATCTGCTCCATCTCGACGTTCTACCTTTTCTTTTACGTCAGCAGCCTGTTCTTCATTATTCCATACCATACATTTTTCATATTGTTCTTTAGACTCAAACAATTCTTCAATCTTCATTTTTGCCACCTCTTCAATAATTGGCTCGCTTCTTCAGTAACTTTACAATATTATATCCTAGAATACAAAAAAGGAGACCGAAGTCTCCTTTTTTAATTAAAACTTAAAATCAAATAAACGAAAGGTTTGCCACGTTGATCCGCCCGTAATAATCGGCCGAGTTTCCAAGGGATGTTGTTGTATCCACGAAGGTCGCTTTACCATAACGAGTCATGAGCGAGATTTGTGGGTTGTATGTTGCCGGGTCAATCACAACATTAGACGACATCAATGGGATGTATGGGCAGTAGAAGTAGCCGGTATCAATTTCACCGTTGCCACCTTTGTAACCCATTACGATTGGTTCTGTGCCTTGGTCTTCATAGATGTACGTGTACACTTTGATAGCGCCATTCAATGTACCAATTAGCTTGGTATTATTTGGGCCTTCGAACGAACCTTGAACTGCTGGAGCGAATACCGATTTCGAAGCTGATTGAAGAACAGAAGCGACGATAGGTGAAACGACAACCCAGTTTGCTGCACCACGACGTGTCTTACGTGCGATTTCGTTGGCAACCTTGTTAATAAGAACACCAAGGACTGCGAAACGATCACCAACATAGTGAGGAACACCAGTGAAGTTTGTTGAAGCCATGTCGAATGTTTCGACTGTACCAGCAAGAACTTGCAAATCAGTAATAATTTCGTTATCAATATCTGATACGACTTCTGATGAAAGGGCTGCGGTGATTTCTGACTCTAGATCTAGACCGTGCTGTGAAGACAAGTCTTGCATAGCTTCGATTGACCATTTGGCTTGGATCTTACGTGAACCAGCTGTAACGGTTTGCTTCAAGATTTCGAGTTGGAGTTGACGACCACCAAATGCTTCGAATTCTGAAGTTGTTGCTGCCAAACCTGTTGCGACTGAATCTGGTTGGTCTAGAAGACCTGAACCATCAGCGAAAGTACCACCCGAATAGAAACGACGGGTCTTGCTGTTGTTACCGAATACTTCGTTACCTGCGGCGATGTCGGTCAATGAATTACCAGTCGATAGAGCTTGGCTGAATAAGAAGCGTAGCGAGTACGCAAGGCTTACTGGGCCAGACATTGGCTGAACACCGACTAGTTCTGACGCAATAGTGCCAGGGATAATACGGCGAATCATTGGGATAAGAATTTTCTGGAAGTTACCGATTGAGCCTGCAGCAGTTACGCCTTGAGCAGCGGTTTCTATTAGATATTTCTTTTGGTTTTCAAGCAATGGGGCTAGAATTGCCTTCTTTTGCTCGGGCAAGCCGGATAATAGGGCTTGCTTTGTTTCTGACCAATTTTCAAAAAGTTCCATAATTGACTCCTTTAACTTTTATAAGTTATTAGTTTACTTTACACCGGCAAGTGAAAGCATGCGGTTTCTAGCTTGATCCTTTTCGGATTCAGTGGCTGTCTTGGGTTTAACTTCTTCTTCTAGGGGTTTGATATCACCAGTTTTAACAACGGTGGTTTCAGTAGTCTTAGTAGATTCGGTTAAAGCTGCTGGAGGCGTTACAACTGCTTCTTTGAGGATACGTCCAACGAAACGGTTATATGCTTCTTGTAGCTTTTCTGTGTCAACGTTTTGTAGGATCATAGCCATCTGTTCACGTTTCACACCGGTTAAAGGAGTTAGAACTTCATCCAATTTCTTAACACGGTTTGCCTTCTTTTCAGCTTGTTCTGCTTCAAAAAGACGAGATTCTGCATCACTCAATTTGTCTTCAAGAACAGACATCTTCTTGAAAATTGATTCTTCATCAACAAATGAACGGTTAAATTCGCCCATAAATGATTCGAAAATTTTACGTCCAAATTGGTTTTCTTTAACTACATCTAAATCTTCTTTAAGTTCAGACATTTCTTCTTCGAGGCGATACTCTAAGAATGAGTCGATCTTGTCAACGATTTGATCTAATTCTTCACCAAGCTTTTCAGCTAGTGATTTCTTTTCTTCTACCAATTTTCCAGCGTATTCCACTTCAAGATCACGGAAGGCAGTAATGTCTTCTTTCAACTCGTCTAATTCTTCTTTAAGCATTGAAACAATCTTTTCATCAATACTTTCTACGAGTGCTTCACGGTCCTTGGTGTACTGTTCGACTAGCTCAGCACGTACTTCTAAAGCTAACTCTTCTTTCATGCCTTTTACAGCACCATCAAATTGTTCTTGAATCTGGGCTTTAGTTTCTTCGCTAAGGAGTTCAGATTCTAATAGCTTCTTTAGAATTTCATCCATCAATAGGCTCCTTTTTCTTATTTGATTCACAATGATTATTTATTAAAATCCGGAAAAACTTTACATTTTTTTCTCGTTTTTAGTACTACCAGATAATCACCAACTTGAATCGTTGTTGTTTATTATTTATAGGATATCTGAAAATTCATGCGAAATAATCGATGAATTATTCGTGATCTGCTGGGGTTTCTTCAATTTTTGGATTAACTAGTTCTTGCATCTTAGCCTGAAGAAAATTGTGAAAATCTACTGCAGCTTCTTCATTACGACCATGAACCATATTAGTGACCATTGATTTCAATTGTTCTTTATCTGCCATCTTGAATACTCCTATTTGTTATGTTTGTGTATCTTTATTTATAGTTACAAAAAGCACTAAACCTTTTAGCTTAGTGCTTTTTTTGTTAATAACAGTTTATTCAATTTCTTTAGTATATTCGATTTGGCTACGTTTCAAATATTTTTCTACAGTAGAAATTGCAGCTTTGTTGTCACTAAATAATCTAGTCCCGTCAGCCCACTCAAGTCTAGGAAGACCCGCAGCACTCATATCAGAAATGGTTTTCTTCATCTCATCAGGCTTAACTTTTAAAATTAATGAACATTGAAAGTTTCCTTCATTTAAAAATTCTTTAAATGAAAGTTTTTTACCTTGGCTTTCTTCGACCTTATCTTTCTTGGCGGGCTTTTCTTTTTTCTTTGGTGCTTCTTGACGAATCACTTTAGAATCAGTACTAAATAGTTCTTTAACTGCTGCGCTAACTATTTTCTTTGCTTCATGAGGAGCTGGATGTTCAGGGAGATCTTCGAGGCCCTTGATATAGGCTTTGAGTTTCTCCTTCTGTAATGATTTCAAATCCTCTAGTCCATCAATTACATCTAAAATTCTTCCTGGGAGTTTCATATTTTTCCTTGTTATTCTTTAACGTTTACACCAGCTCTAAGATTTTTAAGAGAGTATTGGAGGTCCTGTAACATTCTAGTAATCCTGCCAGCCTCAACATGATTAAAATAATCGGAACTATTTTGAAAGCTTTTAATTTGAGCACCCATCTTTTTAGCGACGGCTTCTAAGCTTTCAATCCTCTTATCAGCTTCTTCTTTAGAAAGAATAGGCTCTACTCTTTTTGAACCTCCACCAGCATCAACAAATGCTTTTACTAATTCATTAGTTTTTGATTGGTCCAATTGAGCTTCAGATAAAACTTCTATTCCGGCCAGCTCTTTAATTCTATTCAAATCCATGTTTGGCTTCCCTTAGTCTTGATCTTGATCTTCTTCGCTATCTTCAGGATCAAAATCATCCTTATTAGAGAAGAATGTCATGCGATCACCACTGTTGTACGCAGCAAAGCCACCATTAACCTTAGTCAGCTTCCAACCATCAGGAATACCGAGAATCTTTGCTAGCTCAGCCATACCGTCAAATGCATCGAGGACGATCACGTCACCCAATACACCCATTCCACCCTTCTTCGAAACGTGTGCTTCAATCTTGTGGCTGTTTTCGGTAAGCGTCGATTCTTTTAATACTTCGAGGCCAGCTAGTGTTCTAATTCTATTCAAGTCCATGATTATCTTCCGGTTAGTGCATTAATAAATGCAGCGATTTCTTTTGTTAAATATTTCTGTGCTGCTTTATCATGAATAACGGCTTCAGCTAATGTTTGAATCTTCTGGCCAGATTTAAGATTTTCAAGACTTTCACGAATACTTTGTGGGTATGCATCTGGTGCAGAAGGAGTCGCAACGATGTCAACGGTTAAGAAGCTAAATCCTTCTACTACACCTTCAACAACAGAACCTGATCCACGTGATGATACACCAAGTTTCAAGCCACCATCTAATAGATTTTTAGCTAGAACACCCATTGGAGTATTCAATAGTTTCATCTTCCCAATACAATTATTCCCGTCCATTCTCATTTCTGTAATAATATGAGAAACACGTTCCAAATTAATTTGAAGATCATTTGGGTGATTTAATTCACCAGCAATAAAATGTCCTTCGCTAATACGTTTCATAGCTGCATCAACAGCTGAAGACATTTCTTCTTTGCGGTATTTTCTACCATTCCCATTCTCTATCTCTGACATCATTAAGATGCCAGACATATAATGATCTTTACCATCATTGGTGGATTCTTCAATAATGTTAGCTTGGCTTGAAGAAAGTTCTTCTACCAATATGAGTTGTGTCATTTACTTCTCCTAATTTACTTTATTTCCGGTATTGATATTTATTCAATACCGGAAAAACTTTTAACTTTCTACTGCTGATTTAGAACCCTGTTCGTCCCCAGTGTCATCTGGTTCTGGAGGCGTTGGTGTATCTGTATCTCCGCTAGCGCCAGACCCACTGTCGGCGTCCTGATCATCTCCTTCATCTTGATCATCGGTATCCTGACTACCACCGCCATCTTCTTCTGGTGGTTCATATTTAATAGGATCTCGATTATCAAAGAATGCTGGGTCATACATCATTTGTAGATCAGTGATGTCTTCAAATTCTGCAGTCTCAGGAATCTTACGTTCTTGTCGAAGCATAGCTTCATTTGTTGTAATATCATCTTCGCTGAAGCCAAGATAGTTTCTCATAGCAAATCTAGCAGAGATAAATGGAACATCCTTCATAGTGCTAAATGTGTTTACTAAGTCTTGATCTAATGCCGCTTTACGATACAATGCAAAGTTTTGTGGATCTGGTAATTTAAGTTTAAAAATATTCCCATCAACAATAATATTAGAATTTTCTAGGTATACTTTAAATTCATAATCAAAAATCTTTTCAATTTTGTTTTGTATACGTTTAACGAATTGTGCAAATCGCATTTCTTCTACATATGCAACACCAACCTTGCCGTCGTTATATTGAGTTCCACCTTTAGCAGCGCTGTTCATATACGAAGTAGGAACTCGTAATCCCCTAAATAATTTTTCTTTGAAATAATCCAAGTCGGTAATTTCACCAAGTTGTTCGCCGCCTGGTAGAGTTTCAACTCTTGACCCGCGCCCATTGGCAGTGGTTCCAAAGAAATAATCTTCCGACATCGAGTTCTTTACGAATACTCCGGCTTCAGTCGCAAAAGTATGATGGTCGTGATACTTATGTTCGCTATCTACTGTGATGCAACCAGTATCAATTTTTTCTTTCAAATATTCAATCTTAGTAACACGACGATTATATGTATTTGAACATTCTTTAAAATGCTTCCAATTATCAAAGCCAAAATCTGAATAAATCGATTGCATTACACTTTCTGTTAAGCGGCCAGAAAATTTGGCGCCTTTATTCCCAATAATCGATTCATTTGCCACATCGATCAAAGTTGAAAAATGTTCATCTTCACTAACAAGATTAAAAGCTTCTGTTCTATTAAGATCATGTTTTTTGACAAGATGTGCAACATGATTAACGATTTCTCGTGTTACGGTAATTGGAGAATTATTAAATTTTGGACCTCGATTATCTAAAAGATTTTTAGTTATTTTAGCTTTAAATTCTGGTTCATTTTCCATTCTCTCTTTACGAGCTAATCCGTTTTTTGCGATAGAAGTTTGCCAATCAGCCAGCCATTCTGGATTTGCGCGGCATTCAGACATCCATTTAGCAATCCGGACTTTAGCATCTCCGGAAATTTTTTCTCTTTGTTCTTCAGATAAAGAACCATAATAGTTGATTACACCAACCGAGATTTTTTCTTTTAGAGCTGCATATTTTTCTGGATTATTTTTAACAGCATCCCACCATTCTTTTTTAGTTTGGCTGTGATACAACATATGATCTTCTTGATTCATCCATGATAAATTGCTAGGATGATTGTTGTGGGAATCATAATCAACGTGATGTACTGTATTTTTAGTCTCTCCAACAAATTCAGGAGAAAATGTAAATTCTTGGTGTTTATCTAAATCTCTAAAAAATTCGGCGACCATTCGGTGTGTAAATTTCCATTGATTGCCTGAATGATCGAATATTTGTTGATATTGAACAGTCCCAAGTTTCTTATCTCTGGTTTGATATGATATTAAAGAATCATGTTCAGACAACTCATCTGCTCTAATAAAACCTTTACCAAGAACCGGAATCATATGATCTGGTGTAGTGATAAGTGTTTCGCCGTTATCCAATGTTAGCTTCAATACTTCAGCATTTTTTCTAGTTACCCCGGCCCAAGAGATCAATCCAGGAACAACACGCCCAGATATTGGATCACACGAATAGACCCAATTTTGTTTACCAATAACATATTCAGAAATCAATTCGTTGAGCTCTAATGTTCTTCCATCTAATAATGGAATTCTAGTGTCTAAAGAAAGACACATAGGGTTATAGACAGAATCAATCTGGTCTTGGCCATCTTGATTATTAGGAATTCGTTTTTGACGGACTTCATTCTTTACACCTTCCAAATATTGTTTAACTTTATGTGGAGGCATATTGCCAGTATCAATATAGAATACTCGGCGTTCAGGTGCTCGTACGATTCGATAGATAACAACAGAGTCTTCTAATAATCCGAGCTGTTTAAATGCTTTGGTTGCAGCTTGAAGGATGGATTCACCAAATGGTGCTGATTCACCCATATCGTCGGATAAAGTAAAATGGATCATCCCAGCTTTTGGAATGATTTCAACCTCATCAAACTGCCCTTTCTTATGTTCACCTTTTCTAAGATGATAAGCTACAACATCACCATGTTGATTTAATTCAATACCAATGACTTCAGCTGGATCTATGAATTGCCATTTTTTATGATCTGAGTGTTTACGGAAAAAACAATCGCCAAATTTTACAGTATATCTGGCAACACGGAAAATTCTATTATCTAAATCTTGGAGAGTTGACCAATGACGTAATGCTGCCTTAATAGTCATAACAATAGATTCTTTTACCTCTTTGTTATCATCATTTTGATAATGGATATTGAAAGGTAATTCAGTCGTTTCATTTTTGACTGATATTTCTTCAGCGACAGTATCTAATGCGCGAGCTACATCAACATCAGTATCCATTGCATTATATTGTGTGTAACGTTGCATTCTAGACCCAGCACCCTTCATGACTTGGGTATACCAACTATAATTAGAAATAGTTGTTTGATCTGCAATCGAAGAATAGCCATCCTTCGCCAGATAATCATTCTTAGATGGCGAAGGTTTAATTATTTTGTAATACTGAGTCCACTGTCCCATGGTCTTCCTATATAGTTATTGTTTTATTTATCAGTCTAAAAATCACACTGGATAATTTAAAAAGTCTGCTATAGTTGGAACTTGGAAATTTGTTTGGGCCATAGTTTTAGCAGTTGAGTTCTTTTTAGAATCATCTTTTGTAATAGTCAATCCTTTAGAAGTTAGATCAACTAGTTTATTCATTCCATCTCTAATTTCTTCTAATAAAGATTGTGTTTCAGACTTTGGAGGAGATGCACTACTGGCCGAATTAGGCGAATTGGTCACAGTAGTATCATTAGTTCCTGGCGAATTTGATGTTCCACCATTTGATGCATCAACACCCGGTGTTGATTGTGTTGGCGATGATCCGAGAACAACGCCTTGGGCAGCTAGTTGATCTTCAGATAATGGCTGTCCAAATGTGTTACCAATACCTAAGTTAGAAGTATCGGCATCTGGCGTTGTACCTTGTACAGAGTTAGAATCATCTTCTGATGTTTTATCATTCGCTGCATCACGTTTCTTTTTTGCTTCTGAACGCTTTGATCTTGCATCAGCTTCTTGTTTAGTATCAAAGTCCGAAAATTTAGTATCAGATGCGGCCCAAGCAGTAGCTGATGCACTAGCTTTTTTCACTGAATCAGGAACCATCCAAGATGGGAGCATGCTAATAATTTTAGCAAGAAATGAGGCGCCAATTTCAGCAACGCCTTTAACTAAAGCAACAACCATAAATTCTGATGCTTCTCTAATATATTGGAGAATGGTACCCACAACACTCCCGTCTCCGCCTCCACCTACTCCGGTTAATGCTCTAATCCAAACCATTGGATTTAAACCATGAATAATTGCCCCGCCAACCCCGCCAACTACAGCTTTTAAGCCAGCCCATATCCCTGGAATGGCTGTGTTATAAACCCATTCAAATCCACTTTCTATAGTATCCGCTATGACCCCAGCGCCATTTGTAGCAACATCATTTAGATATCGTGCTAAACCATCTTCTGGTATCAATCCCATAGAAATAGTACTTAATGCTCCGGCAATCCCGGCAGAAACTTTTTCGGATGTGGTGACCGCTTCTTTTTTAGTATCAACACCAAAAATAGTCGCAGCGTGTTCAACGCCTTGAAAAGCACCATAGATCCCACCAATAGCAGCAACTATCTCACCAACAACCGGAATAGCTTCTGACCCCAGTTCTAAAGCAGAGGCTCCCATACCTGCTAATTTACTAGCTCCTTTTCCTAAAACCCCGCCTATTTTACTGGCGCCTTTTCCAAGCATCCCACCAACCTTACCACCAAATTCAGTGATAGGGCCTTTTTCTGGCATACCAAGTTTTGATAAGAAATTAGGAATTCTTTTACTTCTCACACCTCTAACACGTTGGCGCGCTGCTAAATCTTGTAGACGTGATGACCCTATACTTGTGTTGAGTTCTGAATAACGGCCACTTCTAAATGCACGAGTTTCTTTATCCATAGGCATATATTTCTTATTACCTTGGAATGCTAGTTCATCCGCGGACCGACTCATTTTACCGAATCCACTTTCAGATCCGGCGATACGTGATCCTTGGATTGATCTGCCTTCTTCTCCTATTTCTGCCGCTTCGCGGCCAGCATGGCGCGCTGCACCTTTTTCTAATTTTTCTATGGCATTCTTTTTGTATTTGTTCCAAGCTAAAATTGCTAATATGCCAGCCACTCCAGCAACAATTTTAGCTAATGGGCTTTCTAATGCTTTAGTGGCTTCTTCAACTCTAGCAGAAGTATCAGCAATAGCTTTAGGGACTTTACCAAGTGCTGCATTAGATTTCTTTTGTTCTTCTGTTAATCCACGAGTTCCAGTAGCAGCACCTTGCATTGTGGTAACTTGCTGTTGATCTTCAGTGGCGAGCATCCCAAAGCCGATATCTGCAGTCTTTTGTGTAGCAAGATTACTACCAACTCCATTCATTTGACCATTTTTTGCTGCCATTGCTCTGGTGAATTTGTCATAATCTGCTTGTGCTGTAGGATCGGCTGCACGTTGAGCATCTGTCATTAATCTAGCTCTAGAGGCGGCGGCAGTTGTATCGGCATCAATCCCCATAACAGCACCAGCAGATAAGATTTTATTTGAGGCCGATACTCGATCATCGGCCTTTTCAGCGCCCATTGATTGCATTGTTTTAATATAATCTTGGGTCGCTTCATTGGTTAAACCCATCGTAGTAAGACGAATACGTTCGGCATTAATATTTTGGACCATCAATGCCCGTTGTTGTTTATCCATACCAAGCATAGCTTTAGTCGTGTCATTACTTTCTAATATTGACTTTGTTTGTTCAGCTAATACTTCAATAGATTCACCAGTGGTAGAACGAAGTTCCGAATATTGTTTAATCTGAGTTTGTTGAGCTTCATTAACTGCTTTTTTATTTTTTAAATCGACGCCAGTTAAAAAAGCATTTTGTGTCAAGATTGCACTAGTCTTTGCTGCTTCTTCTGTAGATAGACCGAGTTGCATCAAACTACTTTGCGTCGCCTTTAGTGAATTGGTAAATCCTTCAAGTCCCATCTTACCAACAAGATTCATATTTTGTTTAGTGATTGTTGATAATGAGTCTAATGAAATACCAAGGCTTATTGCAGATCCGGAGAGTTTTAAGAAAGCACCGCCAAATCCTTTCCCTGCCGTTTCCCAAAATTGTTGATATGTTTCTTTAACGCCCTCAATTACTAAAGCAGAGGCGCCAGATAATTCAACAGCTTCTTTAATCCAACTATGTCCAATATGGTCAAGGGCTTTAGACATCCCTTTACCAAGACTCCCAGCTGCCCCAGCAAGTAATCCAAATTGAAGAGATGTCTTTCTTGCAGAGTCACGAATCATATGAGCGGTTTTAGCTTCATCATCTAAAGCTTTTGCTGCGGCATCATATTGACCTTTAGCGATCATTTCCTGAATGTCAGCAGATAATGTAATTTGCTTATTTAAATTATCTAAAGCTTTCTTTAATTCGCCAGCATCTGAAATTGATGATAGGGAAGCTGATGAAGCTTTACTTACGGCTTCGGAGTACTCAGCTAGGTAGTCACCTGTTTGCTCTAGGCGCTTCTCTAGGTCCGCTGCAGTCTTAGTGGTATGAGATAATGCCTCACCTAAGAATGTATGGGCCTTGACGTTCTTATTGATCCAATCAACCAATAATTTATTTGCTACAACATTTCCTTTGGTGGTATTGACAACACCTTTAATAGCATCCGTATGAGCATCATGTAGTTCTTTAAATGAAGCATTGGTCATGTTAAGACCTTTATTCATTTTGTCTAATGCGTCATGTGTTTCTTTTAATGACTTATTTGTTTCTTTTATTGATTTTGGATCTATTGCATCATCAGATTTTCTAGCGCCGCCAGTATGAGCTCGAGTTGGCCCAGTCCCTGACATCTTTCGAATTTCTTTCGTTAGATCACTTAATGTACGGCTGATATCGACGGATTGGTTTGAGCTCGACATTCAAATACCCTTTTCCTATTAGTATTCTTTATTTATTGATTTTTGGCCTCCTTTAATAAGTGATAAATAATAATATGAACCCATACCATAAATCATCCAGTTCTAAATCAAACCAAACAGAAACTGAGAAATTAGTTTTTGATCCGGCACAGATGAACTTCAATGACTTCATTGCTAAACACGCCGTGATGTTTTTGCCTGGCATCAATCAAAAGATGTTGACTATGGGCGGGTTGAAATTGGATTTACTTCCAGAATTAGCAAAAGAATATTTCATTAGATGGATTTTCGAAGTCAACAGGCCTCGACTTATCCAAGGTCTTCCATTATTGGTGACATATGGGATTATTAAACAATGCCCATTATGGAAGATTGTTCCTATGCCATATAGGAACATTTCACTGACTAAAGAATCAATACAGGCATTAAACAAAATTATTCCGCCTGATAAAAGACTCAAATTCCAGGCAATAAAATAATCATAAATAATTTCGAATACCTATAAGGAATACTATGGAACAAAGAGCTCCAGTTACAAATCCGTTGATGGCAAAAATAAAATTGCCTGGGCGGATTTTCAAATTGCCTTCTGGCGGATATCTATACAAAAATGGCGAAATTTCAGATATATGTAGAGATGGAGAAGTTCATGTCCGGCCTATGTCTGCATTAGCAGAAATAAAGATTAAAAATCCAGATATGTTATTCAGTGGAACTGCAGTAAGAGAAGTCTTAGCTGAGTGTGTTGAAGATATCAGAAACCCAATGGAGTTATTTGGTCGTGATATCGATGCGTTGATGTGTTTCTTACGTGTTGTGACATATGGACCAAAATTTCGAGTTGATGCAAATCACAAATGTAAAGATAGTAAAGATCATACCTATGAAGTAGATATTGAACAAATCATTATGGGTATTCGTGAATTAGATCCTACTACGATCGGTCAACGATATTCAGTAATTCTACCTAATGAACAAGTAGTAACTTTAGAACCTATTAGATTTAAACATATTGTCGATTTATTGCAAGCAACAAATAAAGATGTTCCAACTGCATTAGATATTCAAGAAAATATGGTCAAGAATTTATTGAATATGATTGATAATATCGATGGGATTTCTGATAAGGCAATGATTAAGGAATGGGTTGAATCTGCACCAGCTCCTTATATTAGTGATGTCGCTGATGCATTAGATAGCTCAAATGAATGGGGTCCAAAATTTGAGCAAGATGTAATATGTAAAGATTGTGGAGAGGTTATGACTATTGAATTGCCTCTCAATCCTGTAAATTTTTTTTCAGGATAATCAAAACAGGTAATCCTGGTCAAATTGGTGAATATATCAGCCAGTTAGGAAATGAGACCAGGAATATCCTAACTTCGGTGTTAGAACTAGTCTATTTTATGCGCGGTGGGCTTGGCTATCATGAAGCACTAGATATGTCTGCTGGAGAAAGAGAAGTTGTTGCTGATCTGGTTAATAGACAGATTAAAAATGCAAAAGATAATCCTCAAGCAGTTATGTCTATTTGATTATTCAAAAAATTCCGGAAAATGGAATTGCCGGGCTTTTAGCAATTCCATTTTCCTACAAGCGCCTCATAGCTTGTATATAGGTAAATATAGAAATTTATATATTGATCTAAGATATACACTTCGCGTAGCTCAGTGTAAGAAGGAAGTTAAGATCGAGGTCTAGCGACTCGACTTAATTCCTTCTGAATTTTTTCTTTTTTTATTAAGTCGAGTCGAATCATTTATTCTATTTAATTTATTGTCTTCTAAGATTCTCTTAGGATGCCCTGGCGCCTTTCGGCGCGGGTCAAATTACATTAAGCAATTTTTGGTTTCACACTTCAGAATTTCTTCAACCTGCCTAGGTACTGCTTTATCAGGATTTGTGTGGACTGCATTCAGTGACGCATACCAAGTAGAATTATTAACCAAAATTCATTCTACTCCTGAAGTCTTTGTGACTTCATCTAGGAATTTATTTGTTAAACACTTAACCGAGCGACAATATATGGATATTTGATTGTTCTTCTTAACGACGATTATGGTGCCTCTCGCGTACTCGGGGTTGTGTACGGATTCTTGGTCTCTCATAGCAGACCTCACCGACTCATGGAGGTTAACGACTCCGACATGAAAATTACTACATGGAATATGAGTGTGGGAAAAATGGTATCATTTTTGATACCATTTTTGATACCATTTTGTATTACTTAGCTTTTTTAGCTTCCTTCTTAAATCTCTTATAAAGAGCACGAGCGCATTTTGGATCTAAACGAATTGTGCCTTGTACTTTATCTTGGACAATAGTCATTTGGCCATCAGGAAGTTTCTCTAGACGAGATCTATAATTATCTGATTCCTGATATGTCTGTTCAGCGGTAGCCATTTGTTTAGCAATCTTACGAAGCTTTCTGCAGAGTTTAGTATTCATATTATTTTTTATTGTTATTGTTATTGTATATTCCCATTATATCTGGGATTCTTCTCTGTGTCGATATGTTCGACATTATATCCTAAATCAGAAGTGAATAGGAGAATCTCCCATTTATCTGGCATAGGTGCTCCAGATTTTCCTAACTTAGGACGTAAAATCATATACCTATATTTAGCATATCTCATATTCTCAATATAAAAAGAGTTAATTCCATCAACATTGATTTGATGTACTGAATTAACTTTAAAATTTCGAATATGATCTTTTGTTGCTTCTAAATACTTAGTAACATCAATTGGTTTTATTTCAAATAAACCTTCACCAAAATGGACTGACCTATGGCTGATGATGTGTGGACTTGGGAGTCTCTTGGATGATTTATGTTTCTGGTAAAACTTTTCAATATTCTCTAATAGACGACGATACATACTGGGATTCATATTGTATGAATTTTTTATTTGTTCATCGATCCATTCTCTCGTTAGAAAAAATGAAGTATTACTTGAATTACGAGCTACTAGAGGAGCTATCTTTTCCTCGATGTCTGAATATGTCTTATATGTAATTATAATTTGACGAGCCAGATCATCGAAACGATTATTCAATTTAACTATATCTGTTCGATATGGTAAATCATTTGATTGCCTATTATACTCCCTTTTTGTTTTGGTGTGTTGAAATTTATCTGACATCTGACATCCAAAAATCAGGATATTTTAACAACTCTTCCAACAAACAAACTTTAATCCCATTGATCAAAGTTAAATATGATATTCCATCTGGGAGAATGATATCTGGTTCTACTACGGAATACTGGCTGGTGTTGTTCCATTTACAAATTAGAATTCCGCGCTTATCAACTTTGGCAGCATCAATTGCGGCCTCTTTGATCCATTCATATATTTTAGAAGTTCCAAATAAAGCTTCCATGCGTTCCGCATCTTTATATGCTTTACATTCAACAACAAATTTAAATCGTGGATTTCCGTCTACGCATTCATTTGTTGGAACAACATCGCCAGTGAATAAAGCAAGTGTGAGCTTACTATAATCACCGGCTGTTTTGGAATTCATTCCACCTACTATAGCACCAGATTGCTGAGACCTTTTGAACTTGAGAGGGGTCAAAGCTTCAGTTAAAAGCTTTGATACCTTTAATTCATTTGATCCGCCTTTAGCTTTACCATTAACTCTCTTCTTAGGCTTCTTGACTAATACTTCCGACATCTTTTAATTCCTCATTGAACTCTGAGACTATGTAAAGATCAGGAAGAACCGCCCTGATATCTGGTAATTTAGAAACATCAAAATCACCTATATCATATGATAGTGTTATGTGAGGAATATATTCTTCAAAGTCGTGAGTTGCATCAAATTGTTCTCGCAGCATGTAATGTCTATCAGACAACAGGTCAGATGCAAGTTTCAACACACAACAATATCTTCTCTAAATCTTACTGCTACAAAAGTTCCGTTATTGTTCATGAGTATTTATAGTGTCTCTATTCTGTCGATATTAGAAAATCCATTTTCGAATCTTACCGTCATTTCACGATCAAATCGGCCTTGACATTCTGGCCGATGGCTAATGATCCAAACTGCCATTAGTGGTTCTTCAGAGGCTTTAAATCTTACAGCTTTAATAATAGCTTCAACACCAATGACATCCATTGCACCAGCATCAACTTCATCAAGAATCAGCATGTTGATACTAGAATGGAGATGATGAAGCATATCCCTAAAGGCTAACGATAGGGAAAGGTTTAGGCGCTTCTTTTCACCACCTGATAGATTACCGTAGTCTAGCACTCGTCCATACTCTGAGATCGCACAGGACATGTCAGGATTGAAGCTGACTATATGTGGCAAACCGAGTTGCTTAGAATGATAATGGATCTGTTTGTTTAAAAATGGGACAGACCTATTAATGATTTTTTTTCTAATGAACGAATTTTTATCAATCAGTAATTTAAGTAGGAACTTTTGATGTTCCAATTCTGATTTGTATTCATCAAGTTTTTCATAATCTACTACACCTTCTTGTTCATTCAATAATGATTCGTATGCTTCAATATGTGGATTGACGCTAGACGCATTAGCTAAAAATTGAGATTCATAAGTTATTATATTTTGTTTCTCCGCTAACAAAAGCCGGATAGAGGAGTATTTTGCTATTGGTTTTAATTCATCAAGTTTTTGTTTGGCTTCATATGCTATATCATGTTGAGTAGATATATGAAATTCTAGATCTTGATATTTTTTGTTTGATGTTTCTATATCAAGTTTTAGTTCTACAATTTTAGATTCGCCACCTTCAAATTTTTGAAGACAGTATGGACATTTCTGTTCTTCTAGGTGTTTGAGTTCGCTCTTTATTTTAATGAGATGTTTTTCTAATGCTAAATATTCTTTCTCGAGTGAAACTTTATTTGTTTCTGCTTTTTTATACTCAGGCTCGATTTCTTCGATGGCTTTAAGAATTTGTTCTTGTTCATCATAATCGATAGTACTTAATGATTTTATTAAATTTGATAATCTAGATTCAGTCGATGCTTTATCAGCTTCCCATTTAAGAAGTCGAGCTTGATGTTCACTGATGTGTTTAGTTCTAAGATCTCTTGCTTTTTCTTGAGCAAGGATTTGAGCAGCTAAAACTTCAAGGTCTTTTTCTAGATTTTGATTTAATTTTTTAAGGGTTTCTGCTTTTTCACTTAATGTGGTAATTTTAAATAGCTCTTCAATCAATCCACGTTGTTGACTTAATGGCATCTCAAAAAATGGAACATCTCCACCACGAAATACAACAGTCCGCCTGAATAACTCATAACTGACACCAACAATATTCACTATTGCTTTATTGATATTATCAATTGAATCTGGTGTTTTATCTAAACCATCGATGTATAGTTTAGTATCATAATCGGCACCTCTACCGCGTTTGATTTTATAATTGATATCACCGACAGCAAATTCAAGAATAACTTCCATTGTGGTATTCTTAGAATTATTTGTTGTGTTGATTAGGAGTTCTTTACCAATTTGATCAAGCGGTTTGTTGTATAGTGCATAGCTGATAGCATTAGTGATTGTTGATTTTCCACATCCATTAGCACCTCCTCGATCTATATTTTCTCCGACGATCAGTAATGTGCCTGGAGTTTGTAGATCTATTTCAGTCAGCTTATTTCCAAATCCCAAAAAATTGCGGATCCAAAGGGTTTTAAGTACAAAATGCATTATAGTTTTTTATATAATTCGATTAATTTTTTATTGTCTATTGATTTTAGTTCTTTTATTTCGGATAATGAATTGATTACGATTTCATCGATTGAAAGAGCAACATCATTTTCTTCTATCTCTCCATTTTCTAAAGCATCTTTCCGATCAGTATGATTTTCTTCTAACCTAAATTCTCTAAAATCATATGTCTCTTTCAATGTCTCTTTTATTAATTGGGCTTCCGAATAGCTGATCTCGATATCATTAGTGCAGATTACTCTCATTTTTTTATTTGGGATAATCTGCCATTCATCAGCTAGAGCTTTACTCAAAGTAGTTTTTAAGTATGACGGACATTCATGCCAATCTAAAAACTCCACTCTATCTTCATCGTGATCATATGTCATCATGCCTCTAGATAAATCACCAGCGTCGCCGAAATCCATAGGAAATGTATTTCCTAAATACACAACATTATCTTTAGATTGACGTTTATGAAAATGGCCAGAAAATATCTTTGTTTGGTTCTTGAATAATGTATGATCTGGTCCATGCTCTAATACAAGATTGTATCCAGTAATCATAAAATTTCTAAATTCGAAATGCCCAGCAAAAACCGGGATATCTTTATACTTTGAGAGGGCCGCATATTCATCTGGAAATAAAAATGGCGAGAACATGATTTTTTCTTCTACGACTAGAGGTTCATTGATCAATGTAATATTTGAAAATTGTCCAAACACTTCAGTAGAAAATATTTCTCTAGTTGAGCGCCGATGTAGATCATGATTACCGACTACAAAATAAATAGGAAGTCTTAATTCATTGAGCATTTTTAATGCTTTGTAGGCCATGGTCAATGTTAAGATGTTGATATTAGAACGACTTTCAAAATAGTCGCCTAAAAAAGCAATGTATGTGACCGACGGATCTTTACGTACATTGCTACAAAACCATTCTATAAAATCAAGACAGTCTTGATTGTGGACGATGTCATTAGAACGACGCCCAAAATGAATATCGGTGAAATATGCACCTTTTTTTATTGTCATCTATTTTTATTTTAATTTTAGGATGTATACTTTATTTCCACAATCCCAGATTTTATTATATCCGTTATTTTTCATGTTATCATTTGCTGACAACTCTTCTTGATAATTCTCTAATACGTCATAAAGTTTATGTTTCTGATATTTTTGCCGGGACTCCCTAACTTTATTATTTTTGAAATAGAAATGATTTGGAATAGAATCATGGCTCCATTCAAAATTCAATTGTGTATATAAATTTCCAATACTCCATCTTAAATCGGCATAACTGATAATAGATGTTGGATCATAGTCTTTAATAAATCTGGCTAGGATTTTACTGGCCACACCAACCACATTAGTAAATTTTTTACTACTATATCTAATTAGTTCCCATTCGATTTTTTTATCAAATCTGGATTTTCCAAAAGTCATTACTGCAATCAATTCAGATTCATAAAAAGCTCCATATCTGATAGAACTAGAATCTTTTCCTTGGAGATGGTTTGCTTCTAAGAAAAGATTCTTATCAATAGCAGAAATTTTTTTAATTTCACATTTGCGGGCATAAATTTTTTGTGGTGATTTCCCAAGGTAGCTTAACAACCTAGATTTTACTATATCTGGTTTGTTGATCCACTCATCTTCGAAAATTTGTATTAGTTTAAATCCAGCTTTATTGGCTAGCTTAGTTTTATTTAAATGATATGTACTATTTTTACCATTTGATTCTGAATGCCAATACAACCCATTATATTCTAAAGCAAACTGTTTACTTGGTATTACGATATCTAATTCAAATGGAGCAATAACCTTCCGATCATTAGTAATAATTTCATCATCACAATGAAGTGAAATAAATTCTAAAATATCGGCTTGAGCTTTGGAGATATTTGTTGGTTCACAAATTGGACATCTTGGGTTTTTACTCGCATGGAAAATATCTTCAAAATCAGTATGACATGATAAACACTCAAATAAATATTCTTTACCAATGCCAATAAATTCTTCTAATTTAAATTTTGGTATGTATTTATCTTGAAAACTTTGTAAGATTTTAGGAAGCCAAACATCAATTTTGTTTTTCTTTCTAATTTTAAAAGCTAATTTCTGCGATTCTGTCCCTGATGTTAAATGATGATTCGTTCCGTTCTTTTCTAATGATCGCTGTTTAATTCGTTCTTTAAAAGCTGATGTTTTGGAATTATGGCTGACTCCGTACCTATCCAACATGGTCACGGTCATAGCTGATAAAATTTCTTCTGATTGGAGCGGATATTCAACCCCATACCGATCCAACATAGTATTTTTAGATTTTGATCTGAATTCGTCTAATTTCATATGGTTTGTTACCCCATACCTATCAATCATTGTTTCAGACGTTTTATCTTTTACCTGTTTAGATTTTGATGCGACTATAGTTCCATATTTGTCTAAACAGGTTTGTTCTATTTTATTTCTAATGGATTCAGATTTATTTGGATTCGACACTCCATAAATATCGATCCATGTTTTTTCTTTATTAGCTTTAACTTTAGAATTATTATTGGAACATTTAGTCGAGCAATATTTTCTATATCCGCGAACAAATGCAATTTTAGCATTGCACTCTTCACATAATTTAGATTCATTAATACCATTTACGATATTAAAGATCCTCTCCATAGGAGAACTATCACTATCTAAATGTGGAGTCTTCAAAACCAAATACGAAATAATTTCATCGGTTAATAAATGTCTGTAATTCGTATTGACTTTACCGGATTTCGTAATTATATTTTGTTCTACTAAATATTTCATATACTTAAAATGTGAGAAGTGCCTTAATTGTCTTCTCTTTTTTTTCTTTTAATTCTTGGCGTTTTGTTTTTTTAGCTTTAGCTTCGTCAATTTTCTTTTTGAACGGATTAGATTCTGGGATTCGTGTTTCAGCAACATGATCACCATAACTCAAATCATCTGAATTAGTCCTAGATTCCATAAACCCATAACTAGCATCCTGTCCAGCCTCAATCAATAAAGAATCACGGATGAAACGCTGCTTCTTTTCATCGATCATATATTGCAGAAAACTATTTTTTATTGCTGTTGTGTAAAAAGCAAATGGATTTGATGATTTCTCTGGATTAAACTTCAATGCATTTTGGCATAGGTTGATTAATGCAGCTGAAACCATGTCTTCACGGAAGCTGTATCCGCCAAAGTTTGAACGTCTGGAATACCTATCAGTGAGAAGCATTAGCATCTTTGCTAATTTGTCTGTCATTTTACCATGCTTTTTGGATTCAAGGACGGCAGGAAGTAAATCTGCATTAGTTAAATAATATTTCGGAATGCGTTTTTTTGGAAGAACTATTTCTTTAACTTCTTCGCCAAACAATGATTCTGGAGTATCTAGTGTTGGAATGATGACAACTGGGCCTGACTTCGATTTTGATGCCATGTGTGTTAACCTTTTATTATTTTTATGTGGTTATTTCTAAGTATTATACTTCAAGACTCAAGATTTGTACATATCTGAAAAACAATAAATATATTTATCATATAGAGAATTCATACATAATGCCAATAAAGATTTTACTTGCTGAGAAAAAAGGTAAATCGACACCCCCAATGCAAGACAAAACTGCAGTTTTAGTTATTGGTCGGTTCCAACCACCCACGGCCGGACATTCTGCTATAATTGATGCAGCCAAAAAAGCATTTAGAAAATACAAATATGATGCAATCATAGTTTGTGTTGTAGAAGGTAAAGAAACCAGTAAAGATAAATCTAAGAATCCTTTATCTGGCGAATCTCGTGTTTACTATTTGGAACATTCATCATATGGAAAAGGCGTCAAATATATTGTAGTTGGGAATGTTTTTGACGCCTTTATTAAATGTCGTGAAATGGGATATGAACCGATGTGCGTGGTCGGTGGCCATTTTTCTTTCGGTGATGAAGAAAATAGAGCTCAAAGTTATAAAGAAATATTAGACAAATATTTTAAGCAACCTGATGGTTCCTCTATTGAGCATAAAGCTGTAGTCTTAGAACGGGATCCTGATGCGCATGATGTAAAAGGAGTTTCCGGGACAACAGTTCGTGCTGCAGTTATTGCAAACAAGTATGAAGATTTTAGAGACATGATTGCCATTAAAAATGATGATGTTGCAAAACAAATGTGGAATGAATTGAGAGAAAATTTAGAGGATAAGAATGAGTAATTTATTTGCGCCAGATACATCAACACCATCCACCGCAGATCTAACAACGGAATTAGAAAGTGTTCCTGGGATTGGTGGGCTTTCTGGGAATGTTGGAGTTGGATCCTCAGCAGTGACATCATCTTTACCTGTTGCTCCAAGTAATTCAACACCATATAATTTTCAAATCACTAATGAATTGAATGCAGCTGTAGTTCCCGGGAATACACCAACTTCTACATCTGGCGCAACAAATATTACATTGACTGGAAGTAGTTTTCAAGCTATTATAGTTTCTAAACAAAACCCAAGTGATAAAGTTATTTTTACTGTAACCCCACAGATCGATGAATCACGTCAGGCTAACTATGAGCATTTGGCTCCAGTCCATCACCCGGGAACTATTCAAGTTTATAAAAATACTGATGCTAGAACATTTAATCTAACCTGTAAATTAATTTCTAGAACCGCTGCTGAAGCAACTTCTAATTTGGCCTATATCAATTTGATTAGAAGTTGGGTTATGCCATATTACGGAACAGGAACAGCCTCATCGCAAGCCGCTAAACTTGGTGCACCTCCGGATACATTGCTATTCAGTGTATACGGAACAAAAAACATTGATAAACTTCCTGTTATTCTTTTAAGCTATCATTGGGTTTATCCGGATAATTGTGATTACATTCCGACATCTGATGGATTTCCATTTCCAACTATTATGGATATCTCATTGAACTTAGTCGAAGGATATTCACCTGAAGAATACTCAAGTTTCGACATCACAAAATACAAATCAGGTGATATGGTTGGGGCTTTTACATTTAGTGGATCACCATCAAATTCATCAGCCGGAACAACAGCAACCTCATCCGGAGCGTCAGCCGCATCAACTCCGTATTCTTCACCACAAGGCTTCTCATCGCCATCCTCTTCACCAGCGACTATATAATTATGGCAATGAATAGCACATACACCCAAAATTCTAGATACACAAATGGTGGCACAACAGAAGTCGATGGGAATTTCGTAGAGTGGTGGGAGAGAACTATGTTCACTACCAATTCAACAGATTTGGAATATGTATTAGAAAAACGATTTGAAGGTAGGCCTGATAAACTAGCCTCAGTATTTTATAATGATTCCAGTTTATGGTGGATCATTCTTCAATATAACAATATTCTTGATATCAATGAAGAATTTATTGCTGGGACTGTATTACTTATTCCAACTAAGGATCGCGTCAATAAAGATTTCTTGAATGGAAAAACAGGGGGTGTTCCATCAACAGCAATCACTCCTCCTTTAATTACACCTATTGTAGTTTGACACATTTTTATGATATGGATTAATGATAAATATTTCATTAATCCATATCTAGAAGTGACATGTCCAATCCGCCAAATCCATTAGATCAATATCGTAGTTTTAGCTATCATCATTTCATTGTTGCTTGCAATAACACTGAAGCATTAAGAACATTGCAAGCTAGCCAAACTTCATTTGCTGCATTGTCGCAACTTCAACACGGGCAATCATTTACCTCTAACGGTTCTACGATTGTTATGATAATTAATTCTGAAACCGACTCTAAATTTTTTATCGAATCAATGTCATTTTCAACCAGTTATGTAGGCATGAAACCCGGTAAAGCCATGACAATGGATCAGAATTTTGTGATCACTGTTAAAGATACTGCCGGTGTTGCATTTTTAAATTTCTTTAAAAATTTAACAGATGATACATTTCAGACTAGCGCTCCAGGATTGGTTTTTTTGCTTAAGACTTTTTTTGTTGGGCATACTGATCAAGGAACAACTACGACTATCCAATTAGATCCTGTCCAAATTCTTATTCAGGCTGTCGAATCATCTTTTGATGCGACAGGTGGAACTCATGTTATTAATGCTGTTGGAATGGGCGCTGGTGCGCCATTACAAGATCATGGGATTTTATATGTCAACAGAAATTTAAATTTAGTTTCTAATAATAATAGCATTATGTTGAAGGACATAATTCAAAATTTAGAATCAAAACTTAATGCCCAATTAAAAGATCAATTTACCGCAGTCAAACAAGCTACTGGTGGGAATGGCCGCCTTGTTAAATATAAATTTACTATTCCATCTGATTGGAGTAATTACACGGTAAAGTGTATTACTAAAGATAATTTCGTAGAAAAATTATTTCCTAAAGAACAACAGGCTGTTCAACAAACTGCCCAGCCCGTTCCTAATAGCCAACAAAAACCCCAATCTGACTCTGACAGATTTAAATCACAAATCAATACAAACACTAAAGTGACCGTGATTCAAATTCTATCTGAGATTTTTAAACACTGTGATCAAATTCATCAGGCCCTAGTCGATAATGAGGCAATGAAAGCCGGCCAAGTTCCTAAACTCCATCAAGTTATTACTTCCCAAACCAGTGATGACAATTCAGTGACTATCCATTTTGATACGGTTAATTATTATTTGCCAAAAACTCCAGATGCAACGACAACAAATAATAATTCGGGCGCAGTCACGGTAAATAAAACTAAGACAGCACCTACTAATGCTCAGACTTCAGCAGCGCATCATGCAGAAGAAGCACAGTATGGAATGATCTTTGATTATATTTTCACTGGGAAGAATAGTGATATTTTAGAATTTGCTATTAAAGCAAATTTGACTAATCTTTTTATGCAACAAAATAGACCCGGATCAAATACTGCAGTCACCGGAATATCAAAAACTGCTACATCAGACCCAACTCAATCTAAAGCAACAACAAAACAAACTGCATCAGTTATTGAGATTCGTAAAAATGACCCAGTGTATTTGCCAACATTGACATCTGAAGCACAGCGCGGATATATATACGCTGCACCGGATTCAGCAAAGCTCAAAGACGATTATGTAAAAATGTTGGCATTATGTATTGCTAATGATACGAATAGTGGAAAGATGACTATTCGCGGAAACCCAGCATTATTAAATCAACAGATTGTTCCTATTATGCCTCATGATGATGCTGCATATCAGGCGCAATTAGATACCATGGCGGCCAAAGCTGAAGCAACATCTAAAACCATGGTTGGGCCTTTTGATCCTACTACACAAACCTCATATGCTGGTGACCAAGGATCTAATATACCTATATTGATTAAAATAAATATCTATGAACCAGACCCTGATACTCCTGGTAAATATATTCCGTATTTTTATAAAGGTTATTATAGGGTCTTTAATTTTGAAAATAAATTTACTAATGGTGAATTCACACAAGAACTATCACTAGCAGCTTATGATTTGAATGATCTATTACCACCGGATGGCACACAATAATGAATGGAACAATACAAGGCCAACAACAGGCTTTTTATACCACAATCGGAATCATTGAAGACACTAATGATCCGGCCCAGATGGGCCGAGTTCGAGTATATTGCCCATCGATTGATAATGAAGACCATTTGATTGATGATCTTCCATGGACTCTTTATGCAACTCCATTTGGTGGATCAATTAAAAATATGGCAGCTGGCCCAAATGGAGATATCTCATATGGTCCCACATCATATGGGTTTTGGGCCATCCCTAAACTTGGTGCATCAGTCCTAGTTCAATTCATAAATGGTGATACTAATTACCGAGTTTGGACTCATTGTATTTACCCGTCTATGGGCCAGAGAGGGCTTCCTGGCGGACGCGCTGAAGATATCACACAGCCACCAACTAAACGGCCGCTGGGACCGTTTAGTGACTCCTATGAGCCAATCCTGCCAGGAAAGGTCAATTTAGTAGAGGCTGGGTTATCAGAAACCTATTATTTTACTCGTGGTGGATATGAACGACAAGTCGCTCAAGCTATTACTAATAAAGATGGAACGGAAGGATATGCACAGAATCCTAATAGAACCGATCCAACAGATTTAGATTCTCAAGCATATTGTTTTGTGACACCGGGTCACCATTTCATTACGATGCAAGATGCCGCTGATTTTTGTAGAATTAGGATTAAGACTACCACTGGCCATCAAATGATTTTAGATGATACCAATGAGAGAATTTATGTTTCTACTAACCTAGGAAACTCTTGGTTTGAAATGGATTCGGATGGCCATATTCAATTTTATGGAGCTCAATCTATCTCATTTGGGACTGGTGCAGATTTCAATATTTCTGCTGTAGGGAATATCAATATGACCGCTGGTGGTGCAATCAATATGTCCGGAAAAACCGGAGTTAACATTACAAGTGGTGTTGATATTAATTTGAATTCTGGATGTACTACGGCTATTACTGCTGGTGATTATATAGGCCTTGGGTCAACCGCTGATATTATTCTACAAGGATCAACAATTCAGTTAAATAGTAAAGCACCTCCAACTGCTGCTAATGCTGCAGCTCCTCCATTGGCACCCACACATGAACCTTGGACTCGCAGTGCTGCCGTTGGAATAACACGTAATAAATTATGGTCTCCTTAAGATGAAACTATTTGAGCTTAGTGGAATTAAAAAATACGCGTCAATGTCCGGAACATTGATTATGAAGATGCTAGAAAAAGAAGGAGTATTTAAAAAACTCTTAGGTAAAGGAGTTTATGGATATGCTTTTGAACTGTCTGATAGTGAAGTATTAAAAATCTGGGTTGATGATAAAGCATATGAAGAATATATCGCATATTGTATTAAACATCAAGATAATCCGTATTTGTTAAAAGTTCATGGTAAAATTCAACATTTTCAAATGAGACATGCGTTAACTGGTAAACCGCAAGATATGAAATTTATTAGGGTTGAACATTTAAAAATGCCAAAATCACTAATCGATTTCGGTTATGAAGATAGTTCAGAAATCATAGAACATAGGATATTTGGAAGGATGTCTAATTACAAATTTCTAAAGAAACAATCTGTTCCGGAAATGTTAGAATTTATTGGTGCGGATGTTAAAAAGAGTACTCCTAAATTCATAGACTTCTTAGAAAACTGTGTAGAGGTTGGTCGCGAATTATTCAAACATGAATTATCACCAGATTTTCATATTGGAAATTTTGGAATGAGAGGAACACAAATAGTGTTTATTGATCCGGTTGTAGATGCAATGAGTTTCAAAGGCCCAACAAAAATAGACGATGTATTAAAGGCATATTAATCATGGCTGAGCTAAGAACAAATAACAAAGTAGCAAATGCAAATAAAATTTATTACAAAGGATTTTCTTCCAGGAACGCTAGTAAACCTGGTGGCTCTTTTTCTATCACCAATATCGATTGCGTAAATGAAGATCTTTTGAACCATATCTATACGACATATTATTCTAGGCCGCATATGCCATCATTCGGAACCCGTATTCCAAATTTGGCATTTGAGCCTAATGATCAAGATACCCAATCTATTATCCAGGAAGATTTGACTAAAGTATTTAACTATGATCCTCGAGTTAAACTCCAGTCATTGAATATTTATTCGCTCCCGGATCAATATGCAATTGTAGCAATCGCAAACCTGTTATATGTTGAACTCAATATAACTGGCGATTTAAACATCCAAATTTATACAACCTGATAGATTATAAATATGAAAATAGAACCCAATAGAGTCGAAGGGACCAAATGACTATCACAACATTATACGCTGCTGAAACTTGGCAATCTGTTTACCAGGCTTTTGAAAAAATCAATTTTGCCTCGTTTGATTATGAGTCTGTTAAAGAATCATTGATCCAATACATGCAACTGTATTACCCAGAAGTATTCAATGACTACATTGAAACATCTGAACTGATTGCAATTATTGACGCATTCTCGCTTGTCGCTGAACAGCTTGCATATAGAATAGATATGGCCACGCATGAAAACTTCATGCCAACAGCGGAACGCAAACAAAATATTCTTAAGCTTGCTAAATTAATTTCGTATACTGCATCACGAAATCTACCAGCTCGTGGCCTAGTGAAATTGACTTCTGTCTCTACTACAGAATCAATCATCGATTCTCAGGGTAATGACTTAAGCAATAGAACTATTGTTTGGAATGATCCTAATAATTCGCTCTGGAAAGAACAATTTTATTTAGTCATCAACCTCATGATGATTCAACAATTTGGATCACCCTATAAAGCATTCCAAGTTGGCGACATTGCATTTCAACTTTATGCATTTAACAATCTGCAGAGTTCATTTGCTAACGGGGTCTACGGCTATAATGTCACTACTACAACACAAACCATCCCGATGGAAATTACTTCTAGTGATTTGGATAGTGATGGGCCATTTGAAAAAACTCCAGACAATAATGCACAAATGTATTTTGTTTATGCTAATGATGGTCTAGGTGATGGGTCGGATAATACCGGGTTCATGATGTTCACAAAGCAAGGACAATTGTCAAATGTTCCTTTGTCTTTTTCCACATCTATCCCAAACCAAGTTATTGATGTCACATTACAAAATATCAATAACACTGATGTTTGGATTAACCAAGTTGATACATCAGGAACAACTTTAGTACGTTGGACTCAAGTTGATACGATCAATGCTCAAAATATTTATTTCAATGTTGATACTATTGCAACGAAATTTGAAGTTGAAACATTAGAGAATGATCAAATCAGATTATTATTTGGCGATGGCAATTTCGCGACTATCCCTGTAGGTAATTTCAATCTATGGGTTCGACAATCACTAAATTCGAATGCAGTAATCCAACAAAATAGCGTAGTCAATGTTCCACTTGGTTTCACCTATACTTCGGCATTTGATATTAATGAAACAGCAAGTATGACTTTTTCATTAATTAGCAGCTTGCAAAATGGCGCGGCCAGTGAAGACATTGAACACATTCGTCAAGTTGCTCCGTCTACATATTATTCTCAAGGTCGAATGGTTAATGGCCAAGACTATAATACTATGCTTCTTCGTGATTCGAGTATTTTGAAATTGACTGCGGTGAATAGAACTTTTGCTGGTCAACCAAAATATATTGATTGGAATGATGCATCTGGAACATATCAAAATGTAAAGATTTTTGGTGATGACCTTTCGATCTATTGGAATATGTCTAATAATTCCGAAGTCACTACATTATCATCGAGAGTTTTAATCGACCAGATTATCGAACCATTACTTTCAGATTCTGGTGTAGTGAATACTTTGGTATCAATGATTGCACAAAACTCACAGCTTGTGAATATTACTGCCAATCCTAGAACCGCATTCATTGAAGATTCGACATTAGGACTATTAGAGAAAACCGCCATTCAAGGCCTACTTGATCGTCACTGGTATGGCGAGCCAGAAAGTACTGTAGTGATTGGTGGAATTGAATATGCTGATGTTGAAAATCTAGCAAATAGCAATTACAACATTTATGATAATACCGAACCTAGAACCATTGATGGTGTGACTCCTTATTTGAGTGGCCTTCCTTCTGGTCTTCAACAACCTTCCAATCAACAAACTTTTGGACTTGGCTTCACTACTGATGTAGGTATGACTGGGAATGGTGTCATCGTTGATATTACTGTAACATCAGGGGCACCTAATGAAACTTGGACTATTGAATATATCAATCAAGATTCTACATCTAGTACATTTACCGTAACTGGTTCTGTTAGCGGATATCAAGGAACTGCTCTCATGAATTCAAGTGTTCCTTATTCAAATGAGAACATTTCGTTCATGATTACGTCCAGCACTACAGCATTCGTCCTAGGGGATGCGTTCGTGTTAGATGTAGTATCAGGTGTGGCCACTCAACGGACATTCACCTTCGGCGTCTCTACGTATCCTGGAGTCAACCTAAACGGAGCATGGTATACTATTGATGGGACTCTTTTGAATCAAACTGATTCATTTGATTATGCATATACAACTACAACAATTCCTGGCTTTGATCGTTCATGGATCTTTTTGATTAGTAGTATTTCAGATACATCTGGTACGATATTAGAATGGGAAGTGATTTATCGAGATCTACAAATCGCTGTTGGTTCAACAACAACTAATTTCTGGTATAACTCGGATCAAACTATTATTGATCCGGATACTCAAGATATTGTTAGCGATAGAATTGCACTATTGAAATCCAATTTGAATAAAGCTAGAACTCTAGCAATTGGCACAAATTCAAATTATGATGTAGTTGGCCCAATCCAATATAATACCGGCGTAGTTAATGTTAATGCATTAGAAGTTCTTCCAACTACGAATAATGGAGTTGATTCATCTGGGAATATTATCCCGAGTGATAGCATGGCATTTACCCAATTCGTCAATGTTGGATTGAAATATGTATTCACACAAACAACAGCAGCATCAACATGGACTATAACTCATTCGCTTGGAACTACAACACCAACATTAAATTACATTACGATTTCGGCTTCTGGATATACGCCAACCTTTACTGCTATTGATGCGAATCATTGTACTGTTTCTTTTGTTAGTAGTGACCTTGCGCCAGTTGAAGTAACAGGTACAATATCATTATTCAATTATACAAATGTTGATTATGTATATTTTACTGCGCCAAGTTCGACTGATCCAAACAATGCTACTACTCCAATTGTTCCTACTCCAACTATTAAGAATTTGTTTCCTGTTGGAGCATTGACTTCCAATGATGGACAATATATTAGAACAATCGGTCGAAACAATTTGGATTTCTTATGGCAACATTTTACACCTAATGCCAATTTGATTGATCCATCAACATCAAATATTATAGATATGTTTGTGCTGACCGAGGGATATTATGATTCATCTATAGCATATATTGCCGGAACGACAACTGATGTCCCTGTTCCTCCTACACCATTGGATTTGAGAAATTCATATTCGAGTCTTCTTTCAACAAAGATGATTTCTGATACTGTGGTCATGCATTCTGCTACATTGAAATTATTATTTGGTAGTTTAGCGGATCCACAATTGACTGCTCAATTCCAGGTTATTCAGGCAGTGAATTCAACGTTGACAACTAACCAATTACAATCTGAAATTCTTTCAGTGATCAATACATTTTTTACTATTGCTAATTGGGATTTTGGTGATACATTTTATGCAACTGAATTGATTGCTTTGATTCACCAACGTTTACCAAATGATGTGGCTTCTGTAGTTATTGTTCCACTATATGTGAACAATTCATTTGGTTCGTTATTCGTGATTGAGTCTGGGCAGGATGAAATTCTACAGAGTTGTGCTCAACTTACTGATATACAGATTGTTCCGATGTATACTGCTTCAACGTTAAGACAAAACCTAACGTAAAATGAAAAAGGCCTCTATCATAGAGGCCTTTTCTTATACTACGGTCCATACATCTGAAATCAATTCAATTTCATCATCACGATCAAGCTTGGTGAAATATCGTTTAGCTTCTACTCTCAGCGCGATATTTCTTTCACATAACCGATCTTCTAATGGAATACCTCGAGGTATAAACGATCGAAGATGATACATCACATACAATACTGAATGGTTTAAATTCCCTTCAGTCACTTTATCATCTGGCGCAAATACTTCATTTGGAGCCGAAACAAAATGACTGTTGGTACGGATATTCTTATATGCATATCCGTAATTATCTGGGAAATAAATGCCTAATTCGTTGGCTACTTCTTTATATTTCCCATGGACTATTTTGTAGGTTTCGCCTACGGATTGTACACTTGTGATGATTGTGCCGGGTTCAAATACAAGTGTTGAATAGTGATAGCCTCTCATCATAATCCTATTGGGTTGTATTGAACATGAAGATAATTATATCAACTATTTAGGAAAAGTACACTTTTTTGACTCTCAGCATTTTAATAAATAAAGTGATACATCACATACAATCATAGGAATGCTGTAATGTCAAGTGACTACACCAAGAAAAATACAGATTTAGTAAGCCTTCTTCCTGCAAGATATAGAACGCCTATTAATACATCTATGTTAAGAAACATGCATAATAAGTTTCTTACTAAAGAGGAAGCTGTTCCTATGCTCGGGTATGTCGGGAATTCTGTTACTGGGGATTCTTCGCCATACATATCAGCTACAGATCTAGATCATACAGTCAATGCTTTAATCCCGACAGTGTTTACACAACTTGGTGCTCAAGAATATGTATTCACTTTTGATGACACGCTTTCTAAATTGGATTTGCTTGGTGTTGATACGACTAAATTTGCGTCTTGGGGTGCAACTACCGGATTCAATTTCTGTCCGCCAATCAATCTAGACAAATTTTCAAATTACTCACAGTATCGCTGGTACGGAAATTGTTTAGATATAGAACTTTCATATAATAAAACAATGGCGCCAGAATATTATGTTATTGCATCTGGCGGCGTATCAGATTGGTCCACTAATAATTATTGGATCCATCAAGCTGATGCTAATGCATTCTTTGCTTCTAAAGGGTGGAGTTTCACTATTGATTCTACTATTCAAGCGTTGCGTCCAATCATCGAATATCCAAATACTTTAGAAGTAGAAATGGTCCTTCATGTATTAGATGGAGTTCCATCGGCGACTGGCGTAACAGTTGATCAAACGGTGTCCGGATACAAAACTTCATTTAATCAAAAACCATTATTTAATTTGTATATGCAAGATGGGTCGCATTCTGGTTTTGTTAGTCCTATTTTCTATTACCAAGAAGGAAATGAATTTCCCATTGACTCATCGATGTTGGCACGCATTGCAACAAATTCAACAGGTGATTATTTGTTTAACCAAGGGTTGATTAGTCCAGATGGATTAAGAACTTTGTTTTATGGTAACTTTAGCGAAATTAAAACAGTGTGGAAACAAGGTGTAGCAGAATCTCCGATTTACTATATGCCAGATGATAATGGAAATCCCGTTGTAGGTGATCCAGCCTCAGATATAGAAAATATTGGATGCTGGGCTTCACCAAATCAGATGTTCTACAACATCACACATGAAAATCGCAAGTCTATTGCTTTTGCGGATCTATTTAGCCATTTCACTTCGATCATTTCTGCACAGGTTGGTTTCACTGGAAACCCGTATGGATCTAATAATTTTAGAAATCTTTCTGCTCCGAATCGAGGTCTTGGCGGAACAATCAAGGATTACTCTTCTAACTTTGGTTTATTCCTTGGGCTAGTTAATCAACTTGATTCATCGGTTCTTAGCATTATCGATTTTGCTAAAAATCAATATGCTTCAATGATACAAGCAGTCACTGAATATGTTCAACGAAACTTAGCACAAGCTATTACTTCTGGATTGATAAGTGTTCCATCATCAACTATTTCTAATACTGTTGATCCTACATTGGTTCCATTATTTAATGAGTTTTTAACCTATGTAACAGCTAGAAATGATAGCACTGTATTTGCTGATACTACATCAAGTATCCCTGGTTTTCCTGCGACACTTCCATACTTGGGACTCGGGACATTAACCCAACCTAAAGTCTACTATGATAAAGTTGTTGGGGCATTAATGATTAGACACCATGATGGCCATTCATCGATATTGCCACCATCGGATATTACACTTGACGAAGAAATTACGAACATTCAATTTCTCCGTTCTACTGGCCAAACATTGCCAGGGGTCTCTGGGTATGTTCCACCATCACGTCCATTTATGAATCAATTTTGGTTTGATGCTAATACTCAATCATTAAAAGTCTATGCGATTGCCTCGGACACTATCCCATTGGTATTAGGCCCAGATGGAAATTATTATTACAATAGAACAACTAATATACTATACCAATATGATCTAGCAACACAGACCTATTCAGTTGTTAGTAATTTGATGACGCCTTGGAAAGTGGTGAATACTCAGGCTGCAATAGCTCAAATTTATTTGATGGTAGAAAATCAGTTATATACTGAATGTCCTGGCGAAATTTTAAAAATTGACTCTACTGCTGTATTAGCAGCCGATGCCTCGGTGACTACTCCTTTATTAGAGAAATCTTTTGCAATATATTCAGCGATTCATAATTTGGATATGACCGCAAGTGATTATACTCCTACTGATGCATTCACTTGGAATTATGAAAATGCAACTATTGCTGGGGTTCCTTCTGGGACAGCCAGATGGTTCATGATTTATCTTTCATATTTTGGAACTCAACGTCCTAATCTAGAGCCATGGATTCTACAAGGATACACATCTCAGCCAACATGGTGGAATGGATTGTATGCTGATACAACCCATACTAGAACCTGGACAACACAGATGTGGTCCGATATTCTTAATAATACCACCCCGGGTCATGCGGCGCCTACTGGGTCATGGACTAAAAAACTATGTGTTGATATTACTAATGATCATCTATTACCACCATATGTTTCATCATCTAGTTCAAATTCTAGTCAGGCTTTATTGAATACAATTCCATCCGGGATTTCGGATGGATATACATTTGGCCAATATGGACCAGCTGAAGTTCAATATAGAATGTCTGTTGATTTCAATTATGACAAATTGAAAATTTGTTTTACTATTGATCCAATCAATTTTGTGACTAATACTTGGGGCTACAATTATGTCCAGGTTGAAGGGTACACAATCGATCGTCATGAGTTGAGAAGCGTAAGTTATTTAGATTTTATTTTGCATGGTGAAACCCCATCACCTAAATTTGGCGGATATAGCGTGACCGGAATCCAACAAGATGGAAGTGACACTAGTGATACACTTTGGACATTGACATGTGTTGGAGCAATACCAACAGGAAGTTTATTTTCTATCTCTGGCAATTCGTCTGGATTAATTAATAGTTCATACCAAGCGAATACTGAATTCATTAGTGCACAAATTAGATTTACTGTATCCGATAATGGAGCCGATTTTAATATTGGCGACAAATTACTTATTACTACTCCAGCTAATACTGTAGTTTACGTCCCGACCATCTATGCTAAATTTGCTGGATTGAACCAATGGTTTGTCAATATGAATCGATACAACTCAGTTGATATGAGTGTAGCTTTAGCAAATAATATACTTCGTGATTGGCAATTGATGCTCGGACATAGAATGTCCGGATTGATTAACACTGATACTTTCCAAGTTGAAACGGATTCATTTCCGATTTATTCTACTGATTATAATTTAGTCATCAAAGAGAATAAAAATATCGAGAGTTACTGGCTCAATGCTATTCGTGTTCAATTGATCCAAGTTGGAACAACAACATTACAAAATGGAATTCCGGTACCTGCTAATAATGGTGTTGATTGGCAATTCAGAATAGAAACTTTTAATACGTATAATCCGGTTATCGAATATTATGAATATGCATCAGATGACAATTACCAAACATTTTATGCATTAGATAAAGCAAATACATCAAATGCATGGATTCACCCACTTACACAAACTGAGCTAGTTACACAAACAACTCCTTTCTTGGTGACCGGAATCCAGAATGTAGTTAATGTCATTTTCGGATATGTTCAAAAGCTCACAGATGACGGGTGGGTTTTTAATGCTGGGATTAATCCATCAATTGATCCATCTACCGGGCGTTCGATTAGTTGGCAATTATATATCGAGAGATTTATTAATCAACAGTATGCTGGTGCCGCACCGGGATCTGGCGCAATATTAAATCCGTTTTCGACATCAGTGTGGTTTAACACCCCACAAGGTTTCGTTGCTAATATGAGAAACCCATCTAACATTGATGTCTCGACTGCGCAAGTTGTGTTTGATTCTTTTGGGAATACAATCCCAACTAAAGATTTATTGATTATTCGTAATGATCATCAAACAGAAATACAATCAAATGTCGTGATTGGCGGTATTCATTTATTGTTGGATGAATATGAGCATATTGCATTATTTCAGGATTACACAAGTGGCTCAACAAGTTATTTAGTTTATGATCCATTCTTAGGAGTTCGGGTTAATCGGATGTATATGCAAGCATCAAGGCAGGCCAAGTTTACTGGCCGCTTGACATTTGGCGGCCATTATATTAACAATGATCAAGTTAAAACTAATATCGAAGCATCTATTTCTAATATGTTGAATTATTATGATGCTGATAATATGGTTCCAAATAGTCAAACTGCGGCATATGCTCGTGGTTTACTTGGATATACACCAAAACAATATATGAGTGATATTGGGTTATCCGACCAAACTCAATTTAATTTCTGGAGAGGATTGATTAGCAATAAAGGATCTAATCTATCGGTCAATGCATTTTTGAATTCAACCGGATTCCAGAATGCTACAATAGATGAATTCTGGGCGTATAAACTTGCAACATATGGTGATGCTCATGAATTATCATATCCTGAAATTTATGTGAATTCAGCTGATTGCCAATCTGTATTCACTAAGATTCAATTTAATCCAACCGCCACAACAGCTCAGGCTCTTGGGTTTATTAATATAAGCCCTCTAGATGAATCACGCTGGGTTGGTCCATTTGAATCAAATGCAGATTTATCATATCAGGCTGAAATGATCGCAGAGATTACATTTAACAATATTTGGCCAGATCAGATTTATAGTTTAATCAGAAACGGCAAAACAATTTTTGCTGATACTGTCCAGGTCTTTGAACAAGTCTTTTTGAATTCTGGAGATATGACACCATTTTTATTAGCTGTCACTAATTATGAATTAGTGAATGCGTCAACTATTTTGTTTACTTCCGATTCATCAATTGATACTTCATTGTATACTCTATCATCACCAAGACAGTTTGTTGTGCGATGCTATGGACCTTCTCGTCCAAAATTCAATCCAGCTAAATTGATTGATTATGCTGATGAAGTGGTAGTGACCGATTTGAATTTATGGGACCCGGCTAGAGGATCTCATCCTTCTGAGGCATTAGAAATAGTAAATATTATTTCAGAATTGGACCCTGCCAAATATAACTATTCAACCCAAACAACGGATAATGTCAATTACGATCCATACCATGCTTGGGGTGAACTTGAAGTAGGTAAAGTCTGGTGGAATATGAATAATGTCAATTACTATCCATATATGGATAGTAATATTTTCCCGACATTAGAATCTAGATTAGCTTTCTGGGGTACCATGGCAGACTGGGCTAGTGTTGAATTATATGAATGGACGGAATCATCTGTCCCACCATCCGAATATGCAACATTGGTATCGCAACAACAAGGTAATTCATCGATCAATATTAATGACCAAGCATCTGGTAATGTTGCGATGACTGAGCTATATTCTAGAAATAGAACATGGGAACAACGGCCAGTTGCATGGGGATATTCTGATGCGCCAGGCTCACAACTTCCTTATTTGAGTTCTGTTGGCGAATATCAAGTTACTTTCCAACAAGACTTGAGCGGGAATATGACTGCGATATTATCTGCTAGTGATTGGCTCTCTGAATTTCCTTCATTGGCCATAGGAAATAAAATCAGTGGCGGCGTGTTTTATTACAATGCATTAAATTCTGCAGATGTTAGTAATTTTAAACTCATTAAACCATATGGCGAAGCAATCTTTACTGGTGTGAATCAAGATATTTCATTTGGGTCATCAACATCTTATGTGACACCATCATTTACACCTCCGTCATATACGTACGAAGAATAAAGTCATTATTTCGTATGTGCTATTTCTTGTAAATAGCACATACACTTCATATTTAAACAGGGTTTAAAATTGCTAGTTACTATCAAATTAATACAAAATCTAGCAGTGACAAGATATACCGAAACAGCCTTTTCACCGGCTATGGTTGGAGTCTTGAATTTCACTACTACAACCAACGAATCTACTGGGGCTGTTTCAGTTACGTGTACTAATGCGACTAATGGATCATCACAATTAGTACTAGTTAATGATGTCGCTAATTCTGTTGGAGCGCCATTCACTTTACTCTTTGATACATTAGGATTTCAAATCACTGGTGAAACTACAGTCAATTATACAAATCCGCTATTCACTACAACAGCGCTGAGAACAGCAGCAATAGCTGCTGCTATTTGTACTGCAACTGATTTAGTTGTGTATGCTGCTATTCCTGTTGAAATTACAATCCCATTTGGTCCATCAACACTTCCGGCTAGAGTCGATGCTAATTTATCTCTTGGCAATTATCAAGGTTGGGTTCTATATAATACCCCATCACAAACTGAATTGACTGCTGATAGTAATTTACCGAATAATAAATGGCAACCATACTTTGGTGATTATTCTACCGTTCCAGCACTATCATCAGCTGTCGTTACTGCAATAACATCAGATGTCAGAACACCGTTGACATTAGTTAATGGAACAAACGCTCAATCGTTCCAGTATGTTTGGAACGCCTGGGAACTACGATCGCCAATATTCATGCAAGCAGTTTGTGATGGAACATCATCAACATTAGTTTTCACATTGCTTAAAGAAACTGCATTATACGCGAATAGATTGAGTGTGTATATAAATGGCCAGACTAAACCATTAACTAATGTTTCGATCATTAATAACATGGTAGATTTGACAGAATTGTCACCTAATCTTGGTGACATGATGACCATAATTTATGCTCCATATACTCCATCTTCTTCGGATTTAGCTTTTAATCCTGATGCAAATCCGACTGGTGATAATCCTATTATATTGTATGAATATAAATATGACTACCAATATACATCTAAAGAAATTAGAGATTCTAATGGCAATCTAACTGACACTTTATACTATTTCTGGGTTGCTAATAAATCATTAGAAACATATGGAAGAACTATTTCTGTACAGGGTGCAGCAGAATTGTTGGCGGCAAATACTGATCCATATATTGTGTTCCAAAATATTAGTAATGAAATAGGTGAAACTCCTAGCTATAATCAAATCGTGACTGTTGGGTTGAATACATATGTCACTGAAGATAATACTTACAAAATCAGATTTACTCGCGATTTCGTTTTAAGAGATGATCCAAGAAATGAACGATTGAAAAATGTGCATACTGAATGGACTACGATTAGAGAATTGCAGACAACATTAATTCCACAACAGCTTTGGAATATTCTTACTGATGCTGCATCTGGTTATGATGCTATTGGAAACCCAGTCCCATCATTAGCAAATGTCGCTTATGATGAACGAAATGGAACTACAACACAATATGGGTTTGGGACAGGTCAAGCTTTTGTTGATCAACAATTAGCTTTGGCTTCAATCCAATACGCTATATTAAATACATCATTGACTATTACGACTCAAGCTAATGGAGGTCAGGTTGTTCCTAATCCTATTAGCTTTATTGATGCTTCAAATATCGTAGAGTTATTTTCGACACCGACATTGATTAGACAGACTATGGGGACTATTTGGTCTGATGCAACTCCTACACAAGTCAATGAAATATTTTTCACTGTCTTATACGATGCATTAGCTGAGAACTATGAATTTACGGATATCTTTAAAACATCAATGATTTCTGCACGTTCTACTAGATTATTTAATACAGGCACCAGCACATAATATGCAAATATCTGATACAGTAGATGTCGATAGCTTAGTATCATATATTAATGATATTAAGCCATACCACTCAAAACTCACCGATGTCACTATCGAATACCAAGCTAATGAAAATGTTGGAGTTGGTATTACTGATGCCAGTACTATGGCTCTTACATTATCAAGTGTCTGGCAATACAATGAAGTTTCAGATGGCCAAACTACGATCTATAGGATCCCAGCAGCGGTCTTCGCTAGGTACTCTAAAGATTTCCATCAGTCAACATATATAGGAGTCACTGACGCTATTCCTGGGAGTCCTGGGGCATACCATGTACCAGCGAATAATGCTCTTCAGGTTTCTGTCAATGGTGAACTTCAGGTAATAGGGGTCAATTATACAACTTCATTAAATAGAACCGTTGTCCAGTTTATTGGATCTAGCATTCCTACATCTGGTCAAATAGTGACATTAGACTGGGCAGTGATGGATCGATTCTTTTTAGGAATAGGAAGTGATCCAGTAGTTTGGACTGAATATACTATTCATTATTCTACTGAGAATTCTGAATTCGATATTCTTCCATATGATGCTCAACTATATGATGCTGATACTGCAACTTGGTTTTTTAATAATGAAGAGCCAGATGCACTATCAGTTGAGCCATATGGAACAGTATATGTCGAGTATGATTCTAATGATCAAATGTACTTCATTTTTTCATTTTTTAAACCGTTAGCATTAAACACTCCGTTTTATCTTAGAGTTGAACAGCGCGAAGCATATAACGGTTGGACTCAAACTTCAATTACTGATACTGTAAAATTTCAAGATTATTTCAAATACTATGATACTGTCAATGTTCAGATTGCTGATCCTGGCACTTGGACAGAAAATGAAACATTATTTGGGATTAACATCAATTCCCAAAAGATTGGATATTTGGATATCCAAAATTATGATACGGTTGATTTTGATTCGTTATCCGAGTCATTAGAATTAGGATATTACGAACTCTTTTCAATCCAAGAAATGCCGCAATCAGTAGAGACTTCGAGTCCTGCGATTGTAGATGCTTTGAATATGGCATTTAGTGATTATTGGGGATTTGATTGTGACCCATTTGATTCGGTGGAATACGAAGTTGAATTAAGTTATGAATCTGTTTATTCGCCGGATTCATTAGGTATGATTTATGTTGCTTTCCTATCTAATACGGTAGAAATAAATCATGACTATGGGTACAATCCAATATTAGCAGCATATGTTGGTGGCGAAATGATTTTGCCGCGTTCGGTGACTTATCCATCTACAAATGTTATCATTGTGACATTTGATGAACCATGTAAACCAGTGATCCATATAATCCCATCAACATCAGGATTATTATATGGGGTGTATACACCTAATGATTTTGGAATGGTCTATGTTACTGCACTTGCTAATGTAATAGAAATAAATCATAGCTATGGTCATAACCCATTGGTTGCTGCATATTCTGCTGGATCTATGTGTTTACCAGAATCAGTATCATATCCATCTAATACACAAGTCATATTGACTTTTGCTGAACCGCGCGAAGTAACTATCCATTTGGCATAACTCCAAAGTAGATGATGATAAATAAAATAACAAAAGACAAGGAATATTATGCAACTCAGAACAAATATACACGTTCATGGTCATGTTAAAATCACAGATAAATTAACTGGCGAAGTTCTTCGCGATCAAGACAACGCAATTCACCCTCAAAACATGGCCACAGTTATTGCTAGAGGATTATCCCATGAGTCTAATGCATGGGTTTATGGGATGGCTTTAGGGAATGGTGGTACACATATTAATTCAAGTTTAGATATTGTGTATTTGCCACCTAATACAACTGGAACAAGTGCAACACTATACAATGAAACATATAGTCAAATTATCGATGGCCAAAATGCATCTGTTTCTGCCGGAGATTCTGTTGTAAGTGCAGCATCACCTTCTCCAGCAATCACTTCGATTGTGACTTGTACTATGGAAATTACACCAGATGAACCATCTGGTCAAGCAACAAGTGATGACATTACTACAAACCCGGATTCGACTTATACATTTGATGAATTGGGTTTGATCTCACAGGATTCTCCACCATTGCTTCTTTCACATTTGATTTTTAGCCCAGTGGAAAAGACAGCCAATCGGAGTATTTTGATTACTTACACGTTGACTATTAGTGTAAGCTAATAATTTCCAGGACATGATTTGAGCTAAATTGGATCATGTCCCCTATGACTACGCCCGATATCTTTTTAGGCTTATCATCAAGTTCACCATAGTAAATATCTGCACCTTCTTCTTTTTCATTCACTTGAACTAAAAGAAATTCTGTCTTAAGTACTTTATTTTTCGTATACAAAAACCCAAGCTTAACAAAGCACCCAGCTGGAAGATCCAATCGATCTTTAATTTCCGGCATTGGGTACTTATCAGGATTTTTTCTGTGTCTGGTCGTTCCATCAAGTAATGTATAAAGTAGCATGATTTCTCCTAGATGATTTGACTATATCAAGATTTCTGGACTTTGTACATATTTTTGTGATTTCTATAAATATTAGTGATGCCCGAGTATGGGCTACCAAGCAATTATTACTCAGGAAAAATCATGGAATTGCGTACGACTGATATTATTTTAGCCGCATCACTAAAGGTGTTAGGAGCTAAAATGTCTCACATTGAAAAGAATGGTAACAAAGGCACCTTCTGTTTTGACGAAGTAGATCCGCTGATCATTGATGATTATGATTTAGGTAATTTACGAATTGAACCAGTTGCATTCAACACTGCCATTAAGCAATTAACTACGGCAACTAGACGTCCATAAATCCGACATATTCAAAATGGGCTCTTAATAAGAGCCCATTTTGGTTTAAAAGAATGCATAAATAAGGAAAGAACTTACGTGGAGAAATCATGTCAGATTTAACGGTGTATCAATTTACACAATCTTCAGCATCAACAACTTGGACTATCAATCATAATTTGGGTGTTTATCCTATTGTTGATATTCTCATTAATGATACATCGAACGGTGGCATGTTAACAAAGATGATTCCACTGAACATCACTATTATTGATGTCAATAATATTACTGTTTCATTTTCAACTGCACAAACAGGACAAGCGAGACTTGTCTAATATAAAATATAAGGAATATCATGTCGACCATAGTAGCACAACCAAAAACTTCACTATTTTCTAAAGTAGTCGGAGATGTTTTTACTAGTTGGAATGGAGATGTAGATCCAGCGAGATTATTTGGATATGGCTTTGTTCTATTAGGCGGAATGGAATTTCTTGGGTTGACCTTGTATATGACCGTAAAAACAGGTCACTTTGATGCATTGAATTTTTCAACTGGTTTAATCGGCATCAGTGGAGCTATCGTAGCTGCAGCTGCTGGGGTATTGATTAAGAAGTCATCAGAAATGCCTATGCCGGTACAACCAATACCAGCACCCCAAAATAACCAAAATACTTAATGGAATATATAAATGATTATTACTATTATTCTTACATTTTTTAAAAGCTTTTTTGGTGGCATATTCTCAATCATTAAAAATTTGATCTCTGGGGCTATTGCTCATCCAAAACTTGCTATTGCTATTGTGCTTATTTTATTAGCACTTGGTGGTGGCTATGAAATCAAACATCAATTTGATCTTGATCAAGCACAAATTGTTAAGCTTCAACAAGCTAATACTTCATTGACTCAAGCTAATACCCAACTTAAGGTTGATATTGCTAATGCTGTAGGAGTCAATCAACAAGACCAAACAACCATCAATCAATTGTCTGAAGCTAAAACAGATTCGGATGCTCGTGTTGCTCAAATGGTTGCTCAGGAACAAGCAAATCAAACAAAGATTTCAAATCTTCGTCAAATGATTGCAAATTCGACTGCTGCACAAGACGGTCCAGTATCTAACGTATTGGCTGAAACCATTAATGCTATCCAACAAAACCGTAAAGCTGGTTCACAATGAAAAAATTACTAATTGCTTCCTTTGTTTCAATTGCCCTATTATCTGGATGTGCTGTGGCACCAATTGATCAACCTGTTAAACCAAGTATTATTATTCAGGATCATTATGTCGTTTCACCAATCCCGGCCCAAGATTTAGTAGTTCCGGCTCAAGTCCCGGATATTGATTTAGGAACAGCAACACAAAAAACAGTTTCTGATTGGTTAGCTGAATCTGAAGGTCGTTCATTGGCTATGGAAACTCAATTGAAAAATATTGCACAAATCCAAGCAGATCAAGTTGCCGCAGCACTAAAGCTAAATGTGCCTTTACCTGCTTCATCTACTACAGGAAATTAAATGAGTTGCAGCGGTGGTGGTTCAACTATAGCTTCCGGGACACCGTGGGCACCAACGGCCGATAATTACACTTCGCCAACATATCAACAAACTGGCGAATGTTCTGAAGGATATTTGGCCAGAGCAGGAAATGCAGAAAAAAATATGGACGGTGGACCAATTCCAATCAACACTATCACTAATGTGTCTATTCCGGTTGGAACGGATATGTCAGTGACAACACAAATGACGGTGTCTCCGGGTTCAGATCCTGTTGCAAGTTGGACTAATGGAACTACAATTCCTGGTGTTACATTTAATACTGCGACTGGTAAATTTTCAGGAACTGCGACTTTACCAGGACAATATTCTACAACTATTTCCGCATTAAGAGCTGATAGTTCTGTAATTGATAGTAAGCCATTTTTATTGGTCGCCTCCAAATCAACTGGATCTGATAGTATTACTTTTATCCATCCTTTACCGGGTTCTGTTATCACCGCAAGATGTACAGCATCTGTAGATGGAACTCAGATTTGGAGCGATCCAAAACGTGGTCGACCACATAAAGGGATCGATTTAGCTTATGCTGGCGGCGCACTCGGGAATGTTAGAGCAGCCGCATCAGGAAAAGTGATTAGAGCCGATGGTAATGACGCACGCGGGTATGGGAATGTAGTATTCATTGCCCACTCTAATGCAGCCGGTAAAAAAATCTGTATTACGGTATATGCTCATCTTTCAACAATCGGAGTCCAAGTAGGCCAACAAGTTTCTGCTGGCGATGTAGTTGGTGTTGAAGGAGCGACGGGCGATGCTAGAGGTGCTCATTTACATTTTGAAATTAGAAGCCCAGATTTTTCTTCTGGTGTAGGATCAAACCAATCAGTTGCTGTATATGATCCTGCTGCATATATTTCGGGTCAAGTTTCATTTGATGATGTTACTGGTAGGACACAACTTAATAATAATCAACAGCCCGATCCCGGTGTAGTAACTCCATCCGCTGTTACTACTCAGACGAATAGTACCGCTCTTGCTATCACACCAGCAATGACAGATAATCAATGTTCTGGTTATACTCCAGAACCCGGAAATGCTGGTCCTGGTGAACCAACACCATTTCCGACTACTCCAATTGCAACAGGAGCTTGTTTTACTGATGCATCAAATTTTGTGATGCGATATGAAGTTGGTCCGCAATATAATCCAAATGATCCAGCAACTATAGCTGGAGATATTAGTACTCCGATCAATCAGAAAAAATGTGGCTGGGTTGTTGATACTGGCGGAAATACTAAATACGGGATTGCACAAAAATTTAATCCTTCTGTGAATGTCCAAACTCTTAATTTAGCTGGGGCATTATCGATATTCCAAGATAAGTATTGGTCTGCAAATTCTTGTGATCAGTTACCGAATCCATTATGTATAGTTCATTACAATGGATGTGTGAATCCGGGACCAGGTGCAGCAATTAAATTTTTACAGCAAGCAACTAATACTACATCAAAATCTGCTGCGATTTCAGCGGCTGCGGGACTAAGTCCTAGTGCAGCACTAACGATGTGCCAATCATATATTAATAGCCAACAAAATTATTATAATGATTTGGCTAATGGACAACCGGCTCATTTTGGTAAATATTTAAATGGCTGGACCGCGCGGATGAATGCTTTGAAAGCATTCATCGCTAGTTCGGCTTCTGCATAATCGATATATACATTTACTTAGGACAGAGATATAATATTTTTTGTCCTAAAATAAAAATAACAAATAAGGAACATAGAAATGGCAAAGCGTAATTATTCAGTTAGTGAAATTCTAAGTCTTGTTGATGAAGAAGGCATTGGTTATGCTATTCTAAACACAAACCATTCAAGTATCAAAGATGAAGATCTTTCAGATATGTGGGAAAGAGCATCAGAAATACTATTAGAAATTCGTGAATATCTAGATGATAACGGTGACAAAGTTGATGATAGTGAGGAAGTAGATCCTGACGGTCGCGATGATAGTTATGATAACGATTGAGGTGAACTATGAGTGATTCAAGTTCTCCTATAGATTATACGACGTATTTTGAAGGAATCGTTGCTCAGCTTACTATTATTGCTAACGCCTTGAGTAGTGATTCTCAGTTGGGTGAGCCATTTAGACGGGCTATGACTGTTAGTTCATTAAAGTCTAGTGGTCAACTTCAAGGTGTGATTAATGAAATGAATAATCCAACTGCACTTCCTGGTGGTAATTAAAAATGGCTATTCCGGTGGCACGAATTGGTGATACAGATTCAGATGGAAATACTATTGTGACTGGCTCACCAAATGTGATTATCAATGGTGTTGGTGTTGCACGAATTGGTGATGTTGATAATCACCATCCTGATACAATCACAACAGGATCAGGAACAGTCTTTGCTAATGGGATCGGGATTGCCAGAGTTGGCGATGTTGATAATGATCATCCAGATACTATTGTGACTGGATCACCAAACGTCTTTACTTCTTAAACAAAAAAGGAACCTTTCGAGGTTCCTTTTTTGTTATGCAAACTCTTCAAACCAATCTACATATTTCCCTGGGAATTTTTCAGGTTGATACAGATATAAACCTTCTGCTGCAATATGGAACCTAACTGCATGAAGATCACCGACTAAGATAGGTGAAGTCGCAGAAATAAAATGCGGGCCTGCTGGATAGATAACTAAAGTTCCAAGTTGTGGTTGAAGACCAAATCCATAAGCTGGAAATTCTAATTTGCCACCGTAGACTTCATGTTTTGGATCAAGAGGAACTTTATCATTATAATCTTTTAGCCAAAGAATTCCGGTTAAATCCCGTTCGCGGACTTTGACCCATTTCTTCCGAAGGTATTGTGAATTTTCGCAATGTGGTTGTTCCGCGAGACCTTTCATGCCTTCAGGAAAATGTTGAAATATAAGGTGTTCGGTTCCTTTGTATTTCAAATCATAATGCGATTCAATTTGTGGAATCAACGGTTTAAATTTAGCAAAGATTTTATCCTCTGCACCGTTATGAAAACGCTCCATCTTTGTTGGATGGCCGTTAGCATCTCTATTTGGGGATTTAACTTTCACAGAATCCAGGATTTCTTTACATGCTTTTGGCGAGAGAAATTCCTGAAATACTAGAAATGGAGATGTGACATTCGACATCGAGGACCTTTTTGTTATTGTTTATTATATTTATGTGAAATATTTTAAAAGAAAAGCATCTTATATAGATGCTTTTCTTTTATTTAAGGCGTGATCGTTGTGTGCTAATTCCGATGATAGTTCCGTGGAGAGAAGCGAGATCTTTTTGTAGGGCTTGAACTTGTCTAGTGATTTCAAGGTATTGAGCTTTTGAATCTGAAACAAGTGAAGTTAAATCACGTCTAGATTCTGTCGAATCTTTAAAATCAGAAGCTTGTGAATCTTTGATCGTGTCAACCATAACACTGATTTTAGAAAGTTCATTGTCCAGTTGACGATTTAATTCTATAGTATGATTGCCTGAAGTTTCTAAGTTTTTAATCCGATCACGAACATCATCTAAAATTTGGAATAGTGCTTTATTATCCCCTTGCAATGACTGCTTGAATGAATCTATTTCTTCTTTGGAAATTACATTCTCAGATTTTTTAAAATATGTAGCCAAATAGGAAGTGGTCTTAATAAAATAATATAAGAAAATCCCGGCCCCAGCCAGAAACAAGCACCCATAAATCCAATATTTTGATACGCCGCCAGCGACTAGATCATCGAAAAATTGTAGTATTAAGTCGTCCATTAGTCCCTCATTAAATCACCAGTTTTCGGAACAATTTGCGTATCATTCCGTTAAGTATTTATTACTTTATAGTTTTTTTAAAGTATAAAAAGCTTGCGTTTTGACACTATTAGTATGGTGATTCTTCACAGACATTAAAGATGGTCTGGATTGATCTTAGTGATTTTGATTCCGGCCTCTTCGAATGGAGCTAGGCATTTTTGATCGACCTTTCCAGATGTATAATTTTTTATGACGAATTCAGTCGCACCAAAATTTTCCATATACAATTTTGCTCTATCGATTAATGGAAATTTATTTAATTCTCTCAAAGCAATAACCTCATCGGTATACGAAAGAAAGAAATTATTGTTCTTCAAATTTTCGGTTTCATGGAGTATGAATAATAAATTGTTTAACGCATTAGAAATAGCAATAACAATTTTTGGATATGCGACATACATAGAATCATTCTTTGACTCTGCTATGATCGATAAAACTAAACCATAATATACAGCAATAGATTTTTGAACCAATGACGTTTGAATAGTCCCGATTCCAAAAATCGCAGCATGACTTTTCATAATATCAGCAATTTCATTAATAGTTTCATGGGCAAAAACGTCTAGATGTGTAACAACAGGCCCCAACTGTTCATGTGAATGATTGCGAATCAGCACTTTTTCCAAATGTAAAATAAATCTAAACCAAAGATCATAATTTAGCAAAAGTGTTTCTCTCGCTTCAGACGAAAATGAATACTTTGGATTGTTAATCAATTCATTGAAATCAAACGCTTGGTCCTGACGGAATTGAGCGATTGCTGAACTTGATACAATTCTAAAAAGAATGTTGTTAGGGCTGTACATTTTTACTTATTCCTTATTATGCAGCTGGATTGACAAGAACCTGAGCCACCTCTAAAAGATTTTTGCCGATGATCACTTGATGTGACATATCAGATCTATCCGAAATATTGAATTCGATCCCATCATATGTTTGTCCATTAAACACCACATCAAATTTTGCTATTGGACGACTTTCACTTCCATTAGATTGAATCACAGTAACCTTTCTTTCTAACGGAACCTTATACGTTGTTTCACCTAATGCAAAACGAATAAATGATTCGCCAACTTCAATCTTATCGCCATGCAAACTGCAACGATCTGCACCAGTGTCAACCTTAGCAGAAAATTCTTTATTGTCATTGATGCGCTTAATAACTATAGTTTCTTCCAATCCAACTGAAGACAATTCTTCTTCCTCTTCATCAGCGCCTTTCAGATCGCCGTCAGCGCCATCATCAACTGGAGTCGTGCTGATTCCATTAGGGTCAACTTCTTCAGAGCCGCTATCGGCGCCTGGCGATGTCTGTGCGCCTACATGGATTCCTGTGTATCCAACAACATTTATTTTTTTGGAAGAAATTTCTTCGTCTTCCTCATCTGGTTTTTTTTCTATTAAATCTTTGATGAATTTAATAATCTCACCAGCAATATCTATTCCTTCATTAACACTCTGGATTCCTTTTAGGCCAGGAGAACTATTAGCTTCAAAAATCACCATCTTGCCGTCAGCATCAACTATGTAATCAATAGCACTCAGGATACACCCAAGGGTTGTCGCAACTTTCAAAGCAACCTCAGTTTCTTCTGGCGTAACTTCATGTTTAGATAATTCTGCACCTTGATCCATATTAGATCTAAAATCACCATCTGGAATAGAACGCATTACAGCTGCAATAACCTTATCGCCAAGAATCATGATACGCCCAGATTCTTTATGAGGAATGAATTCTTGTAACATAATATTTGTTTTCTGCGCTAACAAGTATTGAACAATAGATTTCAACCCTTCATATGAATCAATCTTAATTACTCCAACCCCATGTGACCCGGATTGAGTTTTGACAATCATAGGAAACTTTTCTTCCAAAATATGAACTGCAGCATCAAGCTGTTCAATTTGGACTAATGAAACGGTATTTGGAGTTTTAATTCCTGCTCCGTTCAATACCGTTTGAGTATCAAATTTGTTATCGCACAGACGAATAGATTCAGTATTGTTTATAACCAAGATATTTTTCTTAGTCAAATATTCAACAATATGCAAACGGAATTCCAATTTACTTTCAGACCCTCGTACAAGACATGCATCAATATCTTGAATTGGCTTACCTTGATATAGAATTTCTGGAGAACCAGAATTCACTACCGCAAATTCATTCAAATCAAAAATTACAATTTCAACGTCCAGCTTCTCACCAGCTTCTTTCAGGGCGATTGCAACATCTTCATTGTTTACTTCTTCAGTAAGAACACCAATTTTCATATTAGACTCTATTTGATTCGTGTGGAATACCTGCTAATTCGCGCATACGTTGTAGCGAAGATTTGGCAGCAGCTTTTTTTAGATCTTCAGCATAGCTATCAACTTCTGGTTGCACTATTGGTGCTGGTACTACAGTTGGAGTATTGAACGGGATTACTTCTGGTGGAGGTGTAATGTTATTGCATTCACCAATTTTTGCAGCCAAATATACTGATAGTGCAGAGAGCATCGCTAATTTATTTTCTGGCGAAATTAGTGTTGTTCCATTACCAACATATGCAGAATTAAGATATGTTAATGATGAAACAATCGAAGCCCAAGCAGATGTGGCACCAGAAATTTCTTCGTCGGATCCGTTAAATGTTGGTGCAGCCAAAGAAGCTTCAGTAATAGGTGTAGTCATAATATAGTCCAGTGGTATCTTTTATTTATATTTTGCATTGGTTTTGTTATAGGCTTCCGTAAAACTTTTCAATTCGTTCTATAAGTTGCCCAACATACGGAATCAAATCTTTTTCAAACATCATTGGGATGCCGTTAACAACACCCATAATAATTACGCCCTTTTCAATGTTTGTTCCATATAACTCATTATGAGCTAGTGCATAAAAAGCACATTGCAGCCAATAATCTTGGATGTCTTTTTCATTCTTAGAACGTCCTGAAGTTTTAAAGTCAATGATTGCTTCTTTATCTTTCCAAACTCCAGCTAAGTCACACCGTCCTGCTACTTGAAGAACATCAGACCAAAGTGCCATTTCTTGTCCATAAATTTTTGTAATAGCGCCAAGCCTGAGTTTGACTGAGTTATATACGGAAATATCTTCGACTGGAATCCCTTTAAGATTAACTTCTTCGCCTTTGAGATGTTGTTCTAACATAGCATGTACATTAGTTCCTCGATCACATGCGTCTTTAGTCTTTTTATCGGCTTTGATAGGGCCCAACATTGTTCGCCAGTTCTCTAAGCTTTTCTTTTTCTCTTCTGGGATTGTAAATCCCAGGATCGTAGTAATACTAGGATAAGCTTTTCCATCAGCAATAGAATACCATCGTTGATTATTATGAGTGACTGTAGAAACTTCTTTATAATTAAACATTTTAGTCTAACATCTTTCTAATGATTTCTTTAGGGATTCTAAATCCACCTTGAAATTGCGGCGTTTTTATAACATACTCTGAGCCAACTGGAGTGAACACATAAACTATCTTGCCATGTTCATCTTTGAATCTTGCGATTTTTTTATCTACTATTTTATTTAATAGTTCTAAAGTTTCATCGGCATCTAATTCAACAGAAAACCTATCATTAGAAATAGTCATTGATCCTTCTTTATCCTTCTCAACTTTCCAATGTGATTCAATTCCTTTTTGTGAATTGGATTTTGGTTCTGATGGCTCATGTTTAGTATCTGGATCTTCATCATCGTCGTCGTTTTCATCTGGGTCATTTCCGGATGCGGATGAATAAGATTTATGTTCTTCATCGCTCCACTTCAATTCAAGAAGTTTTTTTGTGAATGCTTGACCAACTGTTAATTTTTCATTTGCTGAAGCCTGAAGTTGATCATTGTCGGTATCTGAATAATCGATACTTCCATTCATCGCTGAAGATCCATCATCGTCTTCTTCGTCGTCGTTTTCATCATCAGTGTTTTCGTCATCTTCATCAGGCCAAACAACTTTTAAAATCTCGAAGTCTTTTTCTAGTTCTTCTAAGGCCGCTTTGATGTCATCTTCTTCACCAAGTTTAGTACTAAGAGCTCTTTCGAATTCTTCAGCTTGATCTTGTTTAACATACACTTTAACAACTTTACCATCTTCCATTTCAAGGCCAAAACATTGAGCATCAAGATCATCTTCTTCAGATGCATCATCAAGTTGCTTGTGAACTTGATCATCGACAGTCATATCACCAGCATCAACTTCATCTGGCTCGTTAGGTTCACTGATTTCACGAAGTGAAAGTAATTCTTTAATAAAATCCATAATGGAATACCCTTTAGTTTCAAGTATTTATACTTTGATATGTAATTTTTTCTTTTTGCGAAGTTTAACCGCACCAATGTTGGTAATTTTTCTTTTGGCCATTTTTCCTTTACTGAATAATGGACTAGCAAAATTACCAATGTTTCCGGCCATTGTTCCAGTATTTCCGGCTGAGCCACTTGGGCTACATGCTCCAGCTGTAGTTCCTCCATCACCATCTTCGATGAATAGTTCTTCGATGAATAGTTCTTCGGTGATATTAGCATCACCGGCATCTGGATCATCACCAAAAAGTTGTTTGATTTGATGTCCAAACATTGCAACTATGATGTCTTCCATGCTATCACAGTTTTCGATTTTGTCTTCCATACGTCCCAGCGAAGCTTTTGTTTCTGCAAAGACTAAAAGAGTCCGTCTAACAATTTCTTTTGTGTATCCGACCGTTTGGCCGTTATCAAGTTTGACTTTATAATCACCATAATTTTCTTTGAAATTATTTAGTGTACTTTCTAATTCTTCTTTTGTGTGTTCTATGATTGCATGGATCTTCTCTTTAAATGCTATGTAATCGGCATCGGGTAAAGAATCGGAAATGTTCTTAACAGTTTCTTCAGGCGAATCACCTTGGAATTTTGCAATAGTCTTTTTAGTCGTATATCCTTTAGCAAGACCAGGCATATCAAATAACCTAGCAATTCTAATCTTAGCGGTTCCGAGTAAACCACCTCTGAGATTCAATGGAGATTCATCATCATCTGATCTAACAACACCCCTGACATTATTTCTAACTTCATAATTAAATCTATTCAAAGTAGAAAATAAATCCTTATCAACAATCTTAAATTGTTTTAAAGTCTTTGGATCTAAGATAACGACACCTTCCATCCCCATATCTTCTTCTGGCGAAACATCGCGATCCTGTAATCTTGGTTTGACTGTCTTAATGAATTTATCTAGAAGTTGTTGTTTGATTGGGAGTTTATATCCTTCCAATATCTTCTTATTGATTTCATCTTTATACCCTTTAGCTTGACTTCTCATCGATGTTTTTACACCACTCAAAGCAAGAGTACCAGCTTCAAAATTGGTGATATCTTTATGAAGCAATTTAGACATTCCATCATTCTTTTTAGATAGAAATGATTCCAATTTAGCTAATTCTTTTTTGACATCCGTATCTTCAAAATGTGAAGCTTTAATAAATTCTGGAGTAGTGAATTTCCAATTAGTCACAGTTGGCGCCTGAATTAATGAATCACCATCTGTGGTGTCGACATTTATTGTCCTGACATCAGAGACTTCATTTTTCATTTTAGCATAAAGTTTTTTAACTTTAGATTGCTTGACTGGCAAATCTTTGTTTGTTCCTGGGGTCGATTTAATGAATGCAATATAGTTATATCCATCAAGCCCATAGACAATAGTATTTGGTTGACGTCCAAATAGAATTTCGATATCCATAGCTTCGCCGGCCACCATGACTTTACGAATTGTATCAACATGTTTTTTGAGAGCCGCATGAGCTGCTTTGAATCCATTTGATGCAGCAGAAATACCCCAGTCACCAGCTTTGTAGAACATTTTATCTGTGCTACCTTTACCAGATCTGGTCGTATAAAATTCATTATCATCATCAAGACCAAAAGTCAATGCAGTCCCGTCAAGTTTTTCTGAAACTATACAATTATGGATATTTTTAATAGCTTCAATAAAATCAGCAGTATCTAGATCCTCGAGATACCCAACCGACTTTGGATTTGATTTGAGCGTTGGTTTGTAATCGTTATCATCGAGATAACTCTTAAAATTTTTCGATGTCATATTTGACCGGCTATAATGTTCTAACTATTTATGCGAAAAGGAGACTCGATGGTCTCCTTTTCTTTATACATCCAAACTATCAAAGCTTAGGCTTTTTCTTCTTCCTCTTTCATTGTTGCTTCAACCATATCAACAATTTCTTTAGAAAGATCTCTAAGTGCAGCTTCGTTTTTAGCGATAGAAAGCTTTGCGTCATTCAGCGCTTTTCTAGACGCTTCTAGATCTTCTTGCCACGTTGTGTACACAGCAATCAAACTCTTTACAGTATCAGAAAGCTTTTCAATTTCATATTGCTTTCCATTGATATTAAGTGCTGGGATTTCAACTTCTTTTAATTCTTTTGATTTGTTCTTTGCCATATTTAATATTCCTTATAAGATATTGTTTATTTATCAGTTCAGGCAATGAACGTTTTTGATTCTGTATGAAACAACAAACGGTTCTTTGAAAGATTGACAAAATTTCTGTCTTTAATGATCTTAGCTTCACTTACTGCAACACCATCCAGCTTAGTAACTTGGATTATCTTGTCTGCCATTGCTACAATAAAATGATCCGAAATACGCCAGATTGCCGCATCATCTTCACTCCAGTCGCCACGGCGGCTAGCTTGAACTGTGATAATTAACGCCATATCATATTCGTATGATAGTGAAACCAATTGTTGCAAAAGATTTTTCTTCATCTCATAATCATCAGACACCATATCAAATCCATCGATTACTAATACATCTGGTGTTGCATCCATTATTGACAAGTGATGTTTAATATCACTAACATACCCATCAACACCGTGTCTGGTTCCGTCCATTAGCCAAGTATTGTTACCGCTCGTTTTTTGTGAATTGCAATCATTGACTAATTGTTTTTTGATTTGATCATATGTTTCATGTGCCACTACTGCACAGATAACACCACTATCATCTTTTGAATATTCTCGAACTAGTGATAGTGCAAATGAAGATTTACCTTGACCTGCGGCACCTACAACAACAGACAATCGACCCCGGAAAAATCCGCCGAGCGATTCATCTAGAAATTTGTTCTTAGACTTCACGTATAGATCTTCATGCTTCACATAATACGAATATGGAACTTCATAATACGAATATGGAACTTTCATACTTTGGAGCTTTTTATTTTTGAAATATTCTACATCAGACTCAAATAAAATTTTATCAGCTGGTTCTAATGATAAAGGATCAATAATTGATCCTTTCAATGCAACAGGCTGTTCACCAAGTTTTTCACCAGCTGGTAGTTCTGTAACATAAGAACCTTTACCTTCCGAAGAATAAGAAAAAACAAAATCTTCTGTGATTAATGTGGGATCGTAATATGTCTTGATCATGCCTGCCGGAGCCCACCAAGGTGCAGGGTCCAAACCCTGACTTAATAAATATTTGTGTAGTTGGCTAGAACGACCCCAAATCGGCTTGGTTTCTACTTTTACCGAATCAAATACTTCATCAACTTTAGATTGTTCTAACGCTGCTTGTGTCGTCATCTTTCCTTTAGACGGAAGATAGACTCGTTGATCTAGAGGACTTGGGTCCATTTTTTCTAGAACTGAACCATTATATGAAAGTGTTTCTTTAGTCATAATTTATCTCGTTATATATTATTTGCGTTAAGAAGATCGAGTAAGTCTTTCTTCTTTTCTTGTGGTTTAGTATTATCTCTAGGGACAAATTGAATTTTATCCTGAGACATATCATCAAAATCCCGAACTCTTAGTGATACATGGTCCCATCGTAACATCACAATCTTTCCAACTCCATTAGAGTTTCGGCTCTTTACAATCTTCAACATATATTCGCCTGCAGCTTTCATTGCTTCAGTTTGAATAATAGCAATCAAGTTATCACATGTATTAATCTTTGATATACCTCCGGCAATATTACTTTGGTCAATATCATCTGTTTTTATTGCGGCCCTATTCATCTGAGAAGCACTGATAATTAAGACATCAAAATCATTACCAATAGAACGCAGTTCTTCGGCGATATATTTGTCCTTAACAAATAAATTCTCAGCAGAAATCTTTTGATTTGAGGTCATCAAATCCATATAATCGACTACAACCGCATCCGGGATAAACCCGTGAGCCATTTCGAATTCTTTTAAATACGCTCTGATATGGTTTGCATTTGTTGTGCTTTCAGGCATCCGTTTAATAAACAGCTTGCCCATACCACTTTGTTTCCGTTCAAGATCAGCAGAAACTTTATTCATTTTTGCAAAGATTTCTTTCTGGCTGATCCCGGTGATCATCGAGTCAAAACGCTTTGCGACTACATCTTCAGCAAGTTCTAATGTAATGTAAACAACATTCAATTTTTGCATCAATAAATTGATAGCAACATTAGTCATGAATATAGATTTACCTACACCGGACCCAGCCATAAACAACAACAATTCTTTTCTAGATGGGCCGCCATTTAGATATTCATCTAAGATTTTATATCCTAGAGATAGAGGAGCATTCCGTAGAAGCATCCTCTGGATTCGTAGTAATGGATCACTAAAATAATCAAGACCTACATCTCGATTAATTGATACTGATATCGCCTCTTTTAAATTATCTAAGACTTTACCATGGTCATTTTTAGCCATCAGGCTTGGAGCAGAAAGAACGGCTCGCTCCATTGCTTTATTTCTACAGTATGTTTCTATTTCAACTAAGGCATATTCTATTTCTGCTTTTGTAAGTTGCTTTGGTTCAAAAGAATTGCCGGTCTCTGCAATGATTTGGTCATTTGACGGAAGAGCCCGGTAATTCTCATAATATTCTTTCATGAAGTGGACTGAATGTCTCACCTCAGGATCGAAATAGTTTTGGTCTAATATTGCATTACATCTGGTAAATAAATCCGAATCCGACAGAAGATAATTCACCAGCAAAGTTTGCTTGGCTAAGTTCATTTATTATTTTTATTTTTGACTTATGTTTACTACTTTATATACTTTGATGTTGCAGAATGATTTTTACAAAACATTTCTAGTGCTAGTTGTCCAGCAAAACCGCCAGTCGCGTTTTCCATTAAATTTTGGATGGTCCAAAGCTTACCAAACCTACATACTGCTTTATTCACGTCCAGATCATTATCACCGGAAATGTATGTGATTTCCCATCCATTTTTTAAGACATCACATCCAAGATTGTATCCATTGTTTTGCTTGTCTTTTTTATCTATTACAAAGATTTTCCGGCGTCTACATTTAGTAAAAGCCTCTATTCGTTGTTTATATAATTTACTCCCAAGCATCCCGACCCCGCTGATCGAAATCGCATCAAAGACGCCTTCCATAATAAACAATGGAGCATCTGTGTATTTTTCTAATTCTTCATATCCGAAAAGAATTGGTTCAATAGGAATATTTGGATTAGTATATCGTTTTTTTGATTTTTCGTTGAATGATCTCGCCTGCCAATATATCACTTTTCCGTCTTTGTAATACGGAATGATCAATCTATCTCTAAACTCAAGATGTGGAGATAAGTACCAAGGATGGCTCGATAGCGCTAGGCTGCGTAATCCTAAATACTCACTAGCAACTATCGTCCAGGGATCGTCCTGGTTGATCTGTGTGACTCTATAGCTATTGAGTGGAAGTGGAACTTCTGCGATTTTCGATTCGGCTTTCTTTTTAGCTAGGACGAGTTGATCTTGAGAAAAGAAATTCTTGCCTAATACTAGATCAATTTCAGGATCACTAATCCCAAAGGCATTCAGGACTTCTCTAAATTCTTTATACAGAAATGTACTATTTTTTGTATAAGAAGGAGAGACACCGCAGTTGAAACAGTTATATGAGATTTTATTTTCTTCGAACTTAAATGAAGCTCGAACTTTATAATCATTGCACCGTTTACATTTGCAGTGTTCCCATCCTTTAGAACGACCTTCAAATCTGACATTCTGTTTGATTAGGTCTTCCATTGTAATGTTTAAGCTCTCTTTATGATTGGCTCGCTAAATATACTTTACTATCATGTTTCAATGATGCATGAATCATTGCTTCATTTCGAGTATTGATTGAACGGACCACAGTATTAACATGATGGATAATATCTTGGGCATATGCATTTGTTGACGGATCAACACCTTCAGCACCACCTTCGCCTTTATTATATGCCACTAAAGCTGCTTCTGGTGACTTCCCAATACCAACCATCATAAGATATTTACTTCCTACTCTGATAGACCAATCATCGTCAGTAATTAACTTAGCAACGATTTCTTCATCTGTTGAGAATACTCCGAGGGACGGATACTTCTTTAGAACATCTTTAACTGCGGCTAGTTTGAGTTGAGGAACGCCGTAATATCGTTCCATGGTTTTTAGACCAAACTCTTGTCCAGCAACTTTATAGTTCTTCATTCCACCAGCTTTACTTTCCTGGTAGATCAGTCCTTCGTAATACTCTGGATATTTCTGTCCATCGGCCTTTGCCACTTGATATGCATAGGTCAATAGTTCACCTTGATGAGGTGTTAAGTTTGGAGGGAGGACGATAGTGTGTTGCATATCTCCACCTTTCACAAACGTTTTTGCAGCGATAACTGCAGTTCCTTTGGCTTGGGCCTGGTCTTGAAATTCAACCATCCCAACTGTTGACAAAATTAACGTGGCTAAGCACGTAAGCAGGGCTATTGTCGTTTTCATTATGTAGTTCTCCTTTTTCACGTTGGTACGTTATAAGGTAACACACGATTACGTCGCGAATTACTCTGTGATATTCTGCCGAGATTGGCAGATAGTTATTTATAGTCCTTGCTAGGACTATTGAAATTACTTTAAAATGGATTTGTTAATCCCCGTTTATGTTCATACCCTGGGTGATCTTTATTATCACACCCGGTTTTCATTGCCCAACGTGAGAACTCGTTGTTCATTGCAACAAGCCCGCACTTACAACAATACTGATATGACCCCGCCCTAAGACTAAAATTATGGGGCTCGACTTTAAATTCACTCATCGGTATGTATCAAAAATTTTCTTACATCAATGGCAACAGCAAGAGCTTCAAGCTCTTGATACTCTTCAATAATTTTGTTAGTATCATTACACACTAAAACTCTGGTACGTGTCCCAGCAACAGTTTCAACAAAATAACAAGTTGCGTTGAGTGATACTCCAGTTATATCTTTTTTAGTCGCATACCAAGTTGTGCTTTTATCCAGCCACCATTTCACTCCGTCTTCATTAACAAAATCTGGAGGAGTATTATTAGACCATGGGTTTAGATTTATGTTCATGACTCATCTCTCTTCATAGCTTGTTGAACTTCGCGATCTGCATCTCGCTCTTTTTCAGTGGCACGTTTATCATATTGTTTCTTACCTTTGGCCAAACCAATCTTGAGTTTAATCTTGCCATTTTCAAAATGCATATTCAAAGGCACCACAGTGTATCCAGCTTTTGCAATCTTACCGGAAATTTTATTGATTTCAGCCTTATTCAATAAAAGTTTTCTGGTCCGAACTGGGTCTGTTTTGACATGAGTTGATGCATAAATCAATGGCGTGATATGAGCACCCAACAAATAGAAGGCACCATCTTTAAGAAAAACATAGGCTTCTTGGAGAGAGATCTGCTTGGCTCGGATAGCCTTGACTTCCCATCCTTCAAGCATTACCCCGGCCACATATTCATCTTCGATGAAATAATCATATCGAGCTTTTCGATTTTCTGTAATAGACATATTAAGCTAAACCCGAGAATAATTTCTCTAAAAGACCTTTCATAAAAAATATCTCTATAACAATTAAAAATTATTTTATCACACATTTAGGATTAAAGTAAATTTTTAACTATCTCGTCGATGAATATGTTATCAACAAACTGATACTCGCCACTTTCAATCTTCTTTTGGCTTGATGATTTGATAGTAATCAATTGATCTACAAATGGAACTAAACCAGAGCCAGTACAATTCCAAGCAATCCCGATAGTTCGTTGGCCAATAGACCTATACAATTCTGCAATTCCAATAGTTACATTTTGGCGAGGTGTATTTTTAGAGTTATATACCGCTACATCAATACCGTTCAAGTAAATTTTTGGTTGGTCGGAAAATATAATATCAGATTTTTGAGTTGCTGGATTAAATTTTAGATCATACTTTGTGGTGTCCTCTCCATCAGATAATAAGAAACATGTTTTCTTATCAGCATCCATTTTATTTAAAACATGATGTCCTAAAATTAAACCTTCTACTATATTTGTCCCGCCTAGATAGTGATCCGAAAAATAGATATTTGCCATATGATCAGCTTCAAAGATCGCGGATCGCCCCGATGGATTTTTATTTTTAACTAGATACCAAAATAATTTCTTCCGTAATGCCAGTTCAACCGAATTCATTTTGGTATTTAGAACATGAATGAATTTTGATCCGGTATATGCGATGTTTTTATTGATTTTATTTTTTGGTGATTTATTGTTGCCAGTTGTATACAACCAAACATCGATTTCAACATCAGCAGCTTCAGCAAAATAAACAAGCTCGATGATTCGAAGCATCATCGGATAAATCGACCCAGTCATAGAACCGCTCCAATCAAGAACAACACTATATGCATGATTAGTTTGATTCGGCTCTATAGCAGTCTTCATGAATACATCATCATAGACTTGATATAATGCCGCACGTTCTGGGTCTAATGTTCCAGATGTTTTATATTGAGTGTTTGCTAGGTTAGAAGCCTGAACTCGCATATTAAATTTTGTAAAAATTCTTTGGGCAATTTTTTTAGCTTCAGCAAAATCACTTTTCTGCTTACTAGAAACAACCTCATTAGTACTATCTTCTATTGCATTGAGCAAATCAGTAAGAGAAGTATCATCTGAATTATATAATTCTAATATTGTAGAAAGATCCAATAATTCTTGGCCAGTAGGAACTTCACAAACTGATTGGCCGCCCATGATATTTTCAATCTTCTTATGGTGATCATTAAGAAGGTTTTCATCAGCACATAAAATCTGTTCTACTAGATCATCTTCTACTAGATCATCTTCT